GCGAACTCTGCGACCTCCGCTTCGCTCATCCAGTTGAGGGTATCGCGAGCGATCTGCTCCCAGTCAATGATGCCTTCCTCGGCCAGTTCCAACACTCGGCGGGTCATTCGGCGTGATTCGTTGGCCATGATCAACCCCAGTCCTTCTTGTCACCGAACTGCTCGTTGTAGTCATAGCCGGCCATGTAGGCTTCGTATTCTGGGGTACCAGGCTCGACCTGGACTTCCTCGCTGGCGTAACTGTCCCCTAGAAAGTAATGCGGGCGACGCTCGCGATGGTAGTAGGAATCGGCACCGCCGCGGTCAAAAGGACCACCATGGCGGGTGTCGTATTGTGTGATAGTTTCTGTCATCTCACTTCTCCTACGAATTTACGATAAAAAGCGATTTCGATCTCCATGGCTTCACGGAACTCGGGTGTTCCGGGCTGGTACCCAAAGGCCTTGACATTGGCCTCGCATTGGCGGTACATGGGCATCTCCTGTTTCAAGAGTTCTGGTGCGGTCACGATTCAACTCCGAAATGTTCTTTGATCCGGAACATGACTTCTGAGCCAGTGTTGTCTTCCAGCAGGCCATCAGCGATGTCAGCACACTCCCTGACAATCAACTCGGCGAACTTTTCTACTGCTTGGGCGTCTTCTGAACCTTTGACACCAATCCATAGAAGTTCTTCTAACCCAGACTGCACAGCGAGTTCTCGGATCCGTTCGTTCATTCTTTCACTCCAAAACGTCGTTTGATACGACCCTGATAGTATTCAGCATCTTGCCCGTCGTCGTACACTGCATCGATGCATTCCTGCACGATCAACTCAGCGAATTTTTCATGGGCACTGTTCTTGGCACCGTAGAAGTCGCCATCCTCATCACACAGACCACACTCTTTGGCCAATGCTAAAATCCGTTCGTTCATCATGCTGCCTCCAATTCTAAAACCCGAGCGGGATACTGGATGGAGCCTTCGTATTCCAGTTGGCCGCGCTCGAAGTCTGTGACATAGTCGTCTGCCACCAACTGCCAGTCCAGGATGTACTCTTCGGTATACTCGTTCGAGTATTCGATCTGGCCGCGCACCTGTTCTACCAACACTCCAGGCGCAGTCTTGACAGGATCCACTCCCAGGATGAAGTAGTCCTCGCCGCCCTTGAACTTCCAGTAGGGCTCCGCCGGGGTGCCGTAGTTTTCGCGGTACTGTGTGGTGATCAAGATCTTCATGCGTGCTCCTGTTCTTTCACTATACCTAATTATAGCCGAAATTGCCTTTTCTGGTCAACCAGCACTCTGCGCAGAACCCATGGCGCATCGATCCTGCTCACAAACCAGGCGAATAGTTTACGATCGCAGTCCTGCAGGAGCAGGCGTGGGTTGTAGATGCCCTGCTCCACGTCAGGAACTCCAGAAAGTTTCGCTACGGGGTGAGGCATAATAAGGTGTGTCGTAGCGTTCCTGGAACTCTTCACCGGTCAAGGCATTGCGGCTGGTGACCATGGTGGCACACACATGGAAACGATATCCCTGGCTGGAAGGATACCGCTTCGAGTACACCTCGTGCAAGGCCCCGCTGTCCGCGGTTGAATGATCCACTTTCCTCACCAATCGCTCGCCGTTCCGGGTGCGACGGTCTCGCTTGTAAAGTTCTACTGTGAGCATCAGGTTCTCCTTAGGCGAATTCGTAAAATTTCACGGCAGGGTCCAACTTCTGCAGTTCACGGGCGCATCGCGTGAGCATGCGATACTTGCGGTCCACTGTGGAGCGCGGCAGTTCGCCATCACAGGTGAGGTTCTCAGGGCTCAGGGCACAATCGATCTCGTTGGCAATCTCTTGCCGATCCTGGGCATTGTTGAGATCCAGGGGCCGGTTCCGGAACATGGCACGGATGGCATTGCGTTCTTTGACGTACTGGGCCAGGGTCACTGAGTTGATGTTCATCGTCTGCTCCTTGTTATCCACTATACCTAATTATAGCCGAAATCGGCATTTCTGGTCAACCGCCCCAAAAATGCTAGGTTAGCAAGCACTTACTTTTGGGGCTTTGGACCCACGCCGCAGGCGTAGAAGAAGCGATCACAGTCAAAGCGGCTGTTGGCTTCTTTACAGGCACTGGCTACCGCCGTGGCCGCTTGCAGACGGGCGTGGGGATCTAGGATTGAGTCGATGTATTTGGCGAGCAGTTCAAAGTGTTTCCGAGACATGCTGTGGCTCCTATCGTTTATGATGTCTAATTATAGTGGAAACGGGATTTATTGGTCAACCAAAAAAAACCCCGCCGGGGCGGGGTTCATCAGCATCCAGACCAATTAGAACGTGTGGCTGATACCCACCGAAGTGGTTTTAGGATCAAGTCCCCCGGCTGCTGGAGCAGCCACTTGGCCGGACATGTACATCTTGGCATTGGCTTGATTGTCCACGGCAGTATAAGCCGCATACAGAGTGGTGCGCTTGCTAAGGGCCTTGGTCACTCCCAGGGTGTAGCCCTTGCCTTCACCGGCAGTACTCTGGCTCGCATCCTTGGCCACAGCATATACTCCGTGCAGAGCCACGCCGTTGGCCAAAGGCATGCGCACAGATCCTTGGGTCACGGTGTTTTCAGCACCATTGGCGTTGTTGACATCGCCGCGACCGTGGGCAGCACCCACTGATACCACTCCAAAATCATAGGAAGCACCGTAGGTGGTAAAATCACGATCTCCTGCTGTGGAAGTAGCACCCATGGTAGCATAGCCGACGAATGCTCTCACGCGATCTTGGCGATAGGATACCATGATGCCTTTTTGATCACCTGCGGCATCCGTGGTGTCTCCAGCGGCATTGCCGGAGGCATAGGCGATGTCGGCCTGGAATCCAGAGACCGTGGGCGACAGATAACGGATCACGTTTTTCTGATCGACTCCCAGTTCAACTGCGGTGCCATTGATAGCGCGGTTGCCAAAGTTAGCAAACTGGCTCACAAAAGATTCCACATTTTGTGCATCGGTCACGTCACCGCGCCCGAATCGCACTTCACCTAGAGATTTTGAAGCGAATCCTACCCAAGCTTCGCGATTGAATACCTCGTTGGTAGACGTGGATCCCATGGTGCCGTTGGAAGCAGCTACCGCACCTTCCAACATGAACTTGACTTCAACACCATTGCCCAGATCTTCAGATCCTCGAAATCCCAGGCGGCTCGTGCCCCATGCATTGTTTTGAGCCCGAGTGTATGTCTGGGTGCCGTTATTGTGACTCTGGAATCCGGTATCGATCACTCCGTACACAGAAACATTTTGCGCATGCACGGTGTTGATCATACTGCCCAGCAAAATAGACATTGCTAGTTTTTTCATGATTTTTCCTTTCAAGAGATGATTGTTTTTTGCTTGTGAACGATTATTTCACTTACGGAAGGCGTTCTGTAGTAACACTACAGTAAAGACATTGATATGTCAAGCGTCTAGGATGATCCGACGTCGGTCCAATACCGGCGCTGCTGTACTAATTTAGCATGCGATCGATGGGCAGAATTTTTTTAAAGTATAATGTTAGCCCGAGCTTGAGCCACAGAATACTGGGCATCCTGTAGGTTATTGGCCACGGTGGTATTTGGGTTCACATCAACCAACTGAGTGTCTAACTGTATGCCCACTGCGTTCAGCACTGCTATGTTCCTGCCCTCTCGCATGCTGGCTATCACTGCTTGACCAGAAAGAGTGCTGGTATTGGCCACATTTTCAAAAAACTGTGCTGTGCCGCCTTCGGTGATGTCCAGGCCAAGATCGTGCAGTTGACTGGTCAGACCCAGCACTGTACTGACAGAGTTGGGGACCAGATTAGCATTGGCCGGATCATTGACCACGTTGCCGATGTCTAAGCCTGCAGCGATACAGTTGTCCACATTGAGCACCAACTGTTGGGCGGTGGCGTCGAATGCATCATTGGCCAGGGTGGTTTGATTGGCATAGGTTGATGCTATGGTGTTTATCACGGCGTTGGCCGATGCTATGAGATTGCCGAATGCCGCATCGATCACATTGCCAAATGATAGATCAGGACCGTAGGTTCCCTGTCCCGGTAAGGGAGCAGGAATGGTGATGGTATAAGTGTCAGGCGGTCCTGTGGTCACAGAAGTATAGGCATTGCCCAGGCAGTAACTCATCACGGTATACACACCATTGACAGAGGATGTGGCCGTGCCTCCATTGGCTGTAAGGCCGTCCAGGGCGCCGATGTTGGCCAGGTCCTGGATCACCTCTGTGGTCACAGAGATAGCAGTGGTAGCAGTGGCACCGGCAGCGATTCCGATCACATCATTGGTGGTCAAGGTATTACCCGGGCCGGTACCGGTGGCCAGCACATTGCCATAGAAATTGGTGACCGCAGGTGGCAAGGGTTCCGTGAGAGCATTGATCAGACCGAGATCTTTGTTGCTTTCCAACTGGCTGACTGCGGCACTGACTGCAGGAAGATCTGCGCGGAAGATATCTTTGACTTGGCGCAGGCTACGGCTCAAGGCCTGGTTGGCCAAGGCCTGATCCGGAGGTATGATTTTTTTCAGTGTGTTATACGTGGTCATACTGTGGCCTCTAGGGGAGGTAGTCCCAATCTCGCTCGCACGATGGGATCATCGCCGGTATAGGCTGGAGCATTGGGATCTTGCAGGAACTTCTCGAGATTGGTGTTCACGCTGCTGGCCGATGCATAGACGCCACGCAGTCCGTCGGGCGTGGGCATGGTCAGGGTGGTGTAACTGTTAGGCAAGATCTTGGCCGGATTTAGTAGATCGGCCATGTTTCCTATCCCGGGTGTGCTCACTCCCAAGATACTTTTTACTTGGGTGAGTTCACTTCCTGTGATCTTGGTCATACCATCATATAACAGTTTATTGGCCGAATCGGAGATGTTCGCGAATCCTCCAGATGCCAGGCTGGCTATGGCTGAACTGTCTACCCCGGCTGAACGCAGGGCGTTTTCTACCCCGGGTATCATGCCGCCCACCGAAGCCAACTGCTTAACTAGAGCCGACGGATCTCCAAGGCTAGGCAGATTACCAAGATCGATGAGATTACCGAGGTCGCCAAGGTCGCCGCCCAAGGCACCAAAAGCCTCCGACACTTGGCTGAAACTGCCGGTGATGAGGCTGTCCATGCCTCCGGTGATAGATCCAAAGGTAGAACTGATTGAGTCGATGTTGAGGCCACTGTTGATGAATTGGTTGGCCTGGCCTACGAATCCTTGCGCTGAATTGAATATCTGCCCAAACTGGCTGAGATCTCCAGAACCCATCAAGCCAGAAGCGGTGCTGGATATCAGGCCAGTGAAACCCCCGTCAAACACACCGCCCGAGGCTATGGGACCCAGGGCCGATGCGAAATCCCCCGGGATGGCATTGGTCAGGGCCGGAAATGCTCCTGCTCCCAGAGTTCTAAGACTGTCCAAGGTACCACTGCCTAGCACACCTGTGGCTGAAGTCACTATGTTGGAAAACTGTCCTGTGATAGGCAGGCTAGAAAATCCACCCAGGCTGCTGGTCAGTGCAGAACTCACACCCAGGCTGGAACCCAATCCTGACACAGCGCTGGCACCCGGCAACATGCCAGCACCGGCGATCAACATGGTTGGACTCAGTGGACCAGCACAACTCATTTATAGTCCCACAATCACATCCGGACTGCCTTGGGCCACAGAGGTGCATGATTTCAGTTTACTGCCCACAGTGGCAGCAGGCAATCCATTTATGAAAACCGAACTGGAACCTGTGATGATAGGCACAGTGTGCCGAAAGCAGCGTCTGGCTGGCGCGCTGTGAGATGTGCTGAGATCGGTTACTCTGGCAGCCTTGCGTGAGTTGATATTGACATTATCACTGCCAGTGGCTATGGTGTAACTGCTGCAGTGGGGTACTCCGGCGTCACCTTGTCTTGCTGCTGCGGGCATTCTCTATCTCCATCAATCTCTCAAATCGTGGGACCCATGCTTCTATCTCAGCATGCTGTTCCTCGGTATGCGGGCCCGGCGGGATTTCAGGACAGAACTCAATTACATGGTCAAACGCTGTCGGTATGTCTTCGAAGCGATCAAACTCATGCAACTGGCCCGAGATCATGATCACGAATCTGTGCGGCATGCTAGCCAGTGATGATCTGCTTCCTGACAGGCGCTATGCCCGTAGTGGCTTGGATCCAACTGTCACGCACATCGTCACGTGTTTCCGCGATCATGGCCCAACTAGAGTTATTTAGCCGCATGTTTTTGTCCATGTTAGCAGAAAACAGCCCGGGCATCATCTGCAGGCCCTGAGGACTCAGCACTGTAAGGATGGGGTGTTCAATGATCATGTGATCTGCATGGGTTTCCAGCACACGGGCCACGATTTCCTCGCCGGTCAGCAGTTTAAAGGTATAGATAGTGTCTTTTTCTATAGTGATAGTCATAGGGTTCCTGAAGCGAGTGAATCTCTCAGTTCCATTTCGTTGAGTATATCTTCTGTGGTCATCCGGCTGAGACCGGTCCAGCCACCTTCCACGAATATCTTACCATCCATGAAGATCTGGGGCACGGTGCGCAGACCCTGGCGCTGGATGAATTCGCGTGCTTCTGTGTCTTGTTCGATGTTGATTTCGCGAAAGTTGATATTTTTGCTCTGGAGATAGTCTTTGGCCATCACACAGAAAGGGCAGTTGTTTTTGGAATAAATGGTCAACATCATAATGATAGTCCTGAGAGAGTGTTGGAGTCTACGTCTTGTATTGTTCCGCCGATGATATAACTGCTCAATTCAACTTCTTGTGGTGCTACCTGTACATCGGCTCCGGCGATCCATTTCTGCGTCCAGGGCAAAGGATTGGTACCTCCTTTGAATCGACTAGGCAATCCAATGGCGGTCATCCGTTTGTTGGCGATCCACTCGATGTAGTCGCACAGCAGTTGTTCGTTGAGACCGATCATGCTACCATCGCGGAACAGATAGTTCGCCCAGCGTTTTTCTTGATCTACTGCAGATTCGAACATGTCTTTCATTTCCTGCTCGGTCTCTGCTCTGATACGCACGTAGTCGGGATCATCCTGTGGCAGCAGTTTCAGTAGTTGTTGGGTGCTGGCCAGGTGGACGTTCTCGTCACGGGCGATAAACTTAATGATCTTAGCGTTACCCTCCATCTTCTTGAGCTCTGCGAACGCCCAGGAGCACGCGAAAGACACATAGAACCTGATGCCCTCGAGAACATTGACCGAAGCCAAGGCCAGCCACAGTTTTTTCTTAAGTTCGTATTCGTCGACATTGACAGTCTCTCCATTCACGGTGTGATTTCCTGCTCCCAACAATTGATACCATCCGCTGTATTGCACTAGATCATCATAGTACTTGGTGATGCCATGGGCGCAGTCGATGATTTCTTCCACATCCAACATTTCATCGAATATACGATCTGGATCACTGTACACATTGCGTATGATGTGAGTGTAGCTGCGGCTATGGATGGTTTCGCTGAACGTCCAGGTGGCGATCCATGTCTCCAGTTCGGGCAATGACACCACCGGCAAGAAACCCAGACTAGGACTTCGGCCCTGCACCGAATCCAGCAAGATCTGCCGTTTGAGATTGCTGGTAAAGATGTGCTGTTCATTGGCAGTGAGATCTTTGAAATCTTTGGCATCTCGCAGTACATCGACTTCTTCTGGTCTCCAGAAAAATCCCAACTGCTTGTCCGTGAGTTTGTCAAATTGGCGGTACTTCATGGTATCGTATCTCTGCATGCCCACGCCACCTTCGGGGTCCAGAAAGGCCAGACTCCGGGTGTGATCGCGATTTTTCTTTAGATTTAGTACTGTCATGATTGTGTCTCTCTTGATAGATAGTTAATTATTTCTCTTGCAATGCATTTATGTCCGTATACATTGGGATGATTCTCACAGGGCGACAGATATTGATGCTCCTGAGGATATCCTTGATCCACATCAAATCCCAATAGATCGCTGAGACGTGATTGCACTCCAGCTGGCCAGTGATCGACATCGATATCAAAATGCCACGGCGCGGTCACTCGAGTCACAGAATTAATCATAATATAGCATTGACCCTGGACCTTCAATAGATTTTGGAGACTCCAGATGGATCTCTGGGCCGAATACATCATGTAAGCATAGTTATCTACATCTCGATACCAACGGCTCCATTGATCAGAAATACGTATGTCCTGCCGGTGGTTTTTTTCGTCGATCCAGAAATATCTCGTGAAGCTGGGCCACACGATCAAGATCAATTCGTCTTGACAGGGCGATTTCAGATACTGGGAAATGCGCTGTACCAGGTGCTCGGCACTGATACCCGGCTCTCCGAAGTTTTTTTCCTGCCATCCGAAGTGTTGAGCCACCAAGGCAGTGAATCGATTTCGCTCGCGGAACGAATCCTGATCCATGGCTTTGTACCCCGCGCCCAGACTTTTTTCCAGTTCCGATCCCCAACACCAACTATCACCGAAACAGGCGATGGACTGGATGGTATCAGATAGTGCAACTGTCACAAGATTCGTCTGCCCGTAGTTCCGTGTTTGCTGGCTCTGTTGACGCAGATCGTTGATTGATCTGATCTAGATCAATCTCACCGGAGCCGTCGTAGGTATTGAAGTAGTAGAGTTGTTTGCCGCCATATTTGTAGAACATGATCATGTGCTTCATCATCTCGCTCATAGGGATCTTCTCATCTTCGTAGTGTTGAGGATTGTAAGAAGTGTTCACCGAGATCCCTTGGTCGATGTACTTCTGGAGGATGGCCATGATCTTGAGATAGCCTTCGGGACTGCGCTGATCCCACAACAGTTCATATCGATTTTTAAGGCGTCGATACTCTGGAACCACTTGCTTGAGCACACCGTCTTTTGATTGCTTGACCGAAACATAACTGCGAGGGGGTTCTACTCCATTGGTACTGTTTGATATCTGTGCAGAGGTTTCAGCGGGCATCAGGGCCATCAGGGTGCTGTTGCGTATGCCATGCTGGCGTAAACGACCGCGGAGATCCGCCCAGTCTACTAGATCTTGATGCGGTACCAATTCATCCACATCCTTTTTGTACGTGTCCACTGGCAAGATGCCATCATGGTAACGTGTTTCGTTGCTCTTGGGACATGCACCAAATTCCTGAGCGAGATCCACCGATGCTTTGATCAGATAGTAACTCCAGTGCTGGGCCCAACGATCTACCACGGGCAGGGCGGCTGGATCAGAATAACAAAGATCGTTCTTGGCCAACCAGTAGGCAAGATTGATGATGCCCACGCCCAAGGGTCGACGATTTTCTGTGGCCATCTGTGCGGCCAAGATAGGATAGTTCTGATAACTCAACAAGGCATCCAGCCCGCGCACTGCCAAGGTGCAGGCCTTTTCCATGTCTTCGGGATCTCGGAACACTCCCCAGTTTATGGCGCTGAGTGTGCAGAGAGCGATTTCTCCGTTGGAATCATTGACATCATTGAGCGGCTGGGTAGGGAGATCGATTTCGCAACAGAGATTGCTCTGGCGAATGGGTGCTATCTCGGGCTTGAAACTGCCATGGCTGTTGGCATGATCCACGTTCATGAGATACACACGACCAGTGTCCTTGCGTTCTTGCATGAACATAGAAAACAGTTCCAGAGCCTTGATGGTTTTTTTACGCAGTTTGGTATTGCGTTCTGCTCTCTCATACAGTTCACGGAAGCGATCTACATCGGTATAAAAAGCATCCCACATTTCGGGCACGTCGTGAGGAGAAAACAGAGTGATATCACCATTGATCAAGAGTCGCTCGTACATGACTTTGTTGAATTGTACACCATAGTCCATATGGCGCACTCGATTATCGTCTGTGCCTTTGTTGTTTTTAAGCACCAACAAGTCTTCTACTTCAAGATGCCACAGGGGATAATAAAGTGTGGCGGCACCATTGCGCACGCCTCCTTGGCTGCACGAGCGGGTAGCGGCCTGGAAAAGTTTGTAGAAAGGTATGACGCCTGTGTGATATGCATCTCCGTTACGGATAGGTGAGCCTATGGCGCGGATACGGCTCGCGCCGATGCCTATGCCAGCCTTTTGACTCACATACTTCACTATAGAACTGGCCGTGGCGTTGATCGAATCGAGGCTGTCTCCGGTCTCGATCAGCACGCAACTGCTGAACTGCCGCATGGGTGTGCGCACCCCGGCCATCACAGGAGTGGGCAGACTGACCTGGTGAGTGGAGATAGCATCATAGTAGTCCTTGACCCACATCATGCGTGTTTCTCGGGGATAGCGAGAAAACAGAGTGGCCGCTATCAGCACATAGGCCATTTGCGGGGTTTCAAAGATTTCTTTGGTCACACGATTCTGCACCAGATACTTGCCTCGGAATTGCTCCATGGCTGCATAGGTCAGGTCTTCGTCGCGATCGTGCTTGACGAAACTGTTGATACGATTCCAATCATCCGCATCATAGACTTCCAGCAGTTCTGGATCATAAAATCCTGCGGCCACATTGCGTTTTACTAGATCTAACAAGTGGCAGGGATCAAACTGTCCATAGACCTGCTTTCGCAGGTGATAGCAGATTAGTCTTCCAGCCACGTATTGATAGTTGGGAGTTTCTTCCGAGATCAAGTCGGCTGCACTCTTGATCAGGGTTTCCTGTATGTCTGCGGTCTTGATTCCATTGTAAAACTGCAGGTGGCTTTTGATTTCTACTTCGCTGGCGCTGACGCCGGTGATTCCTTCGGTGGCCCAAAAAACCACGCGATGTAGTTTTTCGAGATCCAGTGTTTCTTTGTTACCGTCTCTTTTTTGTACTTGTATCTGTGTCATTTCTAACCCATTAAATGATGTAATGCACGACTATCTAACTGTTGTTTGATTGTGAACTGCTGAGATGTGATATTTAACAACTGGCCGGGGGCCCAATTCAGTATATATTTTCCCTGGTTCACGAGAACTAAATTGCCCATGTCACTCTGGGTCAGTGTGACATCCTGTACTTGATCTGATTCTATCATGCATATAGTATACAGCATTCCTACAGCACGAGCAAGTTCACAGTAGATGTCATCGTGTAATAGTTCCCAGGCAGTGGGCCATTTTTTGCAATCATGCCAATGCAGATAATGGCTGGCGATCGGGGCGCGGAACCACCAATCATTTATCAATATCAACGACTCCTGGAGATCTGCTTCGATCTGGCAACGATCTCTGAGATCGCTCCAGTCTCTCAGACGTGTTTCAAAATCGCCAGGCCACATCAAGCGAGGTGTGCGAGTGAATATGTCAATGTGGCGGCAGTGCCGGTGTTGGTGGTGGTATAACGCACGCTCACTGTGTTAGATACCTGTGTCACACTCAGTGTGACTCCGATGTCTATATTTTCGGTATAATCATCTGTGTAACTCAACGTAAGGCTGCTGTCATCGCTGTTCTGCGCTACCACTGTCAATGTTCCGTGACGTATGCCACTGTCACGTGTCATGGTGTATGTCATGGTAAATGCACGCACCTGCGTGCTAGAACCAGTGAAGATTGGTTGTGCAGACTGATTGTTGGCCAAGGTGAATGTACGTCCCGATTCTCTGCTGTAGCGTCCTAATTGCAGTTGGCTGTTGGTGGTAACTACGCCACCAGTGATGCTCACAGTGGGATAACTGTTGGTTTCGGTGACCGGGCGCTCAAACATATCGGCCAGGCTGACGTTGTTATCGTTGCCAAACAACACCACTGGAGTAGCGGCATTACTGGTAAACTGATTGCCTACACCGTAGAACACATTGTAGGCCGTGATATTGAGACTGACATCATCATAGATCACACCTTCGGCGTAGATCGCGTCAAACATGTTGCCCACGGTACGGAATCCAGTGGCACCACCGTTGACAGGAGTACCGGTACCCAGCAAGATTCCTTGATACAATGTGTTGAAATTACTGTTGCTCACAGTGACACTTGAGATCTCTTCGTCGGTATTGATACCGTATGTGAGATTGGAAAATCGGCATTTGTCAAAAGTGATCTGATTACACACAAGGCTGGTACTGCTGTCAAATCTCACACCAGCGATGTTGTCTGTGGCCAGGTCGGACTGTATGTTGGTGGTGGTCAGAGGTCCCACGAAATTCACCGAATCGAAATAGCACTGTGTAGCACGGTCCACGAGAAACACATCAGTGACCGGTCCGGTCTGGAAGGTCATGCTAGAGATCTCTATGTTACGAGGTGCGGCAGCGCCATTGTTACCGATGTTGACACCGGTCTGCTGCAGACTATCTCCAAATCTTGCCACGTAGGCCGTGAGGCTGGAGATGTCCACGCTCTCATCAAGATAGATGATACTGCAATCCGCACCTTCGCCCACTAATTTGGCATAGGTGGGGATGATGATAGTCTCTGTCACCTTGTAAGTCCCGGCAGGGAAATACAGAGTGCGGCGGATCTGGGTGTTGGTTTCTCTGCAATAGAGTTGATACAGAGCGCGATTGATGGCATCGGTGTCGTCCGCTATGCCGTTACCTACAGCACCAAAGTCTCTCACATCTGCGAAATCATCCAGTTTGGCCTGCACCGTGCGCACCACCGGATCTCCTGGAGTTGGACCGGTCTGGGCACTATAGCCCACCACAGAATCTGAATAAGTGTAAGAACTCAGGGTGGTAATATCGCTGAATTCTGTGAGTATCTCGGTATTTCCAATCACCGGTGCACCTTCTTGCAAGGTACCGTTACCGATGAATAGCCTGCGGCTATCAATGGCCCAGCCCAGTTCGGCGCCCGCTAGTTGTGGCAGGTTTTCCTGGAGACCTTTGCGATTGGTGATGCGTGAAATCTGTACTATGGCCATGTGAGTTTACCTATGTTCTAGGTATTTATGCGTATCTTTGGTAGTATTGCTCTACCCTAGCCCACCAACGATTGCACCATTGATCAAACTCAGCACCCTCTACTATCCATTCTTGATACTGAGGTTCTGTGATAGGAATCCCTTGATCGTCGACTTCGGGCTTGGCGCACATCAAGATCACACCACGTCTTATTTTCGTGCCGTACACTTCGTTGTGCGCTTCTGCGTAGGCCGCTAATTGCAGGAAATAATCTTCGATCCATTCGGTTTTCTTGGGCCGGTTGGTTTGCTTGAAATCAAGTATTGCATCTTGCCCTTGGTGCACGCCCACACAGTCAGTGGTACCTGCATAAATTGAAGGAAAATACAAAGGGACTTCTGTACCCCAGAACTCGTCGACCTTGTTTAACCCTTGATTGATAACCACTTCGGCCATGGCATGGCTGGCCCAGCCAAAAGGATTGGTACCCCGATCTTTATGTGCGCCGTTTATGACGTAGTGCTCTAAGTAGGTGTGCATCCTGGTACCACGGTTCGCAGCCTCTGTGGTTATCTGTTGGGCTTTTTCGTGACCTACTCTTTTTTTCCAATTTTCCAACGCGATGCGTTTCTCCTGGGGCTTGGTGCGATCTAGGATGGTGGTGACCGAGGGCAGTTTCTTGCCGTCAGGTGTGGCATAAAGCCGTTGCCCGTCCACGCTCTCTCTTGTCAGCGGAGCATACTGATATCGTTGTGTGATCAAACTCGGAAACTTTCGCCGCAGCCGCAGCGATCCTTTTCATTTTGGTTGATGAACTCAAAACCTTCATTGAGGCCTTTTTTCTGGTAATCGATGGTCATGCCGTCGAGATATACCAGATGCTCGGGGTTCACATACACACGCACCCCATTGGTGTCAAAATGTCTTGTGCAGATCTGTGAACCTTGTTCTTTATCCACATACTCCAAGATATAGGCCAAACCGGAGCAGCCCGTGGTGCGCACACCTACTCGGATGCCCAGGCCTCGGCCCCGGCGTTCAATGGCCGAACGGATCTTTTCTGCTGCAGAGTCGGTAACTGTGATCATAGCATTTCCTTCATCTGCTGTGTCATTTCATCCACACCACGATAGGCCAATAGATGTTGTCGATTGTGTTCTAAATCTGACCATAGAGTCTGATATACCTGTTGTGGATCTAACGCTAGCAATCGGCGACATTGATCCATGGCTGCTGCCAATCGTTGATCGAAATCTTCTATCTCATCATAGGATTCGTCGATCACGCTGCCAAAGGTGCGGAATCCCAGATCTCTCAGTGTGCGAAGAGCACCAGGGAAAGAATGCACTGCCACAAACACTCTGCGTGCCAAAAGAGGTTTGGCAGTTTTTTCTGACATGAATACGCGATCATGATGTGTTTCTACCAGCATGGTGTACCAGGTTTGGTCGTAGATCTGCCAGGGCACGAAGCAGCAGAGGTTCGAGGTCTGGGGCCCATTGAATGATACCTGGTGACCTTCCATGGAATTATGCATGCTGCCGGCGTTGTAGAACATGGGACTCTTGAAGTCGCCGACATTTTCCACCTTATCAGTATCCATGCCTGTGATCCATGGAGTGCCTTGTCCGGTGTAGGATATCAGAGTAGCGCTGTCAAGGTCGGGCCTGGATCGTATCAGATCATAGACCTTGGTGCGAGACGATTTCCTGCGCCCCAGTAAAAGATCAAACTTGAAAACAGGATTTTTTTGCGACCATGGCGCACAGCGATCTGCATGTGCCACATGACTTTCTACTTCTCGACACCAGTCTAACCAGAACCAATAAGGTCGCACACGGGCATCAGCATGTATGGTACTGTCCCATAGCGTGATACGGGCATCGTCTGGCAAGTGATCTGGTGATCTGCCTTCGGTGTCGATCAACCAGATCTTTTCTGCTGCCTGCCATGCGGGCATTTTTTGCAAGATGTCAAAGTCCCAATCATAATCAAAGTCTTTGCCGGGCACCGCCAACTGCTCTGGAGTGCGGAGCCATATTTTCCATAAGAAAATATTTCTTTGATCCAGGCCTAGATCATTGAACAGCCAATGATCATTGGTCCACAACATGTTTTTTCCTGTAATCCTCTATGGCTGCTTTGATCGCATCCTCGGCCAAGATCGAGCAATGGATCTTTACCGGCGGAAGAGCCAGTTCTTCAGCGATTTCAGTGTTTTTGATAGTCTGTGCTTCGTCAAGAGTCTTGCCCTTAACCCATTCAGTAACCAGCGAACTACTAGCGATCGCGCTACCGCAACCATAAGTTTTGAAACGAGCATCGGTAATAATGCCATCTTCCACCTTGATCTGTAGTTTCATCACATCACCGCAAGCGGGGGCTCCCACCATGCCCGTACCAATTCCTGGATCCGTTTTGTCAAAAGAACCCACGTTACGGGGGTGTTCATAATGATCGATGACTTTTTCACTGTACGCCATGATTTTCTCCTGTCGTTGATTTTACTACGGAATGCACCATCTGTCAATGGTATTTAATGTTTTTCTTTTTGTACAAAGTGTAGGCGATGATATCGATCATCAGTTGGGCAGAATTTACACTGCGGTATCATGTCATCGATATGTTGGAAAAAGTCGTCACCGCGATCGTCGTACTCATCTATGGCCAAGGGTCGATAGGATCTGATCAGGGCTTTGTCTCCTGGAGAAAGATCCAGATCGAACTGATCGTCCAATTCTGAAAAAAGAGCCACGGGACCACAACGATAGATCTTTCCTCGTATGAAATGATAGTTTTTGTGATGCTGGAATGCACAGATGTCAAATGCCTTTTCTGGAGGACTTTGATGCAGGGTCAGCCTGCCATCGGGCTGGTGGATCAGAGCATTGGGTTTGAACTCGTGCTGATCCCAGACCTCTACGAAAAACTGTTCATTGTCTGGATCCTGGAATGTTTTGCAACCGCCCAGGCGTGTTTTTGCTGGATCGTCGATCTCGATCACTGGCTTACCAAAGAATCTGCGTATCTTGTCGTAGATTTCGGATCTCTGATCGAGATCGTGGAGACTCACACCGACCCAGGCGTTGTTGCCCGAAGGATTGTCCGTCATCACATGATAGAGATCGGGAATACGATCGATGTAGGTACCATTGGTCAATACCTGCACGCTTTTCTGCCAAACACGATTGAGTCCCAATACCCATTGCTTGATATCCGGATTGAGCAAGGGTTCTCCGCCCATGATCACGATCTGTCCTATGTCTATTTTTTCTGCCCAGGCAGCGATAGTGGATTCGTGATCCTTCCATTTTTGCCAACCGCGGAAATTGAGATCATTGAATCTGTTGCAACCCTGGCATGCAAGGTTACAGACGTTGGTTATATAGAATTCTAGTTTTGGTAATACCCGGCGTGTGTCCACTATTTGAGAGCACGTTTGGCCATCTGATCCACTGTGAGACGTGCTTGATCCACGGTCATGGTGTCAGTGACAGTTTCGCCGCCACGGAAAGTGATGGTCACTGCTTCCGGGTCGTTGTCCGGTCCTTCGATATTGGCGATGAGATTGTTCAGCGGCGCTTGCTGGCTAAGAGTTTTGAGTTGCGTGATGGTGAGAGGTATCTTGAGTTGGTTGGCCAGATTCACAAAAGCCTGACCGGATATGGTTTTTTTGGCATCCACATCATCGGCTCGGCCGCTGAGAAAATCCACAAGAGCCATCAAGCGACTTTGATCAACGTCGCCGGCCACTTCTCGGATCAGCATTATCTGCGCTCTCGTCCCAGGCCTACAGAGACTTCTTCCTCTTCTTCCTCGTCGTCAGAGGGTAGATTGGCGTCCAGGCTGAGATCCATTTCTTCTTCGCCGGGCACTGGAGCAGTCGCGGTCATATCAGCTTCTGCGCCGGGTACCACCGGAGCCTGGCCAGTGAGCACACCCTGGGCAGATTCCATCTCTGTCTTGCCGGCTTGCACTGCTGTCAGCAGGTTGCTGAGCGCGGCGGATGCCTGTGTCTGGAACTGGGTGGCCTGATCTACTCCCATGTCGTTCCGGATGCTGTTGACCAGGGCCGGGAGATCTTTGAACTGCATCTCGGAAATGTCTTCCATCATGCCCTGGATGCGGTCTACCATGTCTTGCGCTGCCAGCACCACTTGAGCAGTTTGGACTTCGCTTTCTTTGACCATGCGCTTGTGTTTGGCGCTTTCTTTTTTCATGGCAGCGATTGCAGTCACGGTTTTCTGTTCGTCAGGAGTGAGGTTCTGCCCGCTCTGGGCTTTCTTCATTACTGCCTGTGTTTTGGGATCATTGACATCCACGGCCATCACGGTCGCTGTGTCCATTTCGCTGAGCCTCCCGATCAAGGCCTGTTCCAGCATGACCAATTTGAGATAGTCAGGATTGCGTTCGCTGAAATGCCGGCTCACTGAGGATTTGTGCTCTTGTAGCATACCCTTGACACGGCCCAACATGCGGCGTGCCTGGCTCTCGCTCAGGCGGCGGAAATCCACACGATGACCGAAATATCCGTCCAGTGTTTTAGTGATTTTTTCTGTGGGACGCTGGGCGTCCAGTTCGTGCAGTTTCATTATTGAATCCTCGTGTTTGCCAGTATTTAGCAAGATTTATGCATTTGGTCAGGCGGGAATTTAAATCTTTCAATCGCTGTTTGCGTGTTTCCAGTTTGGCCTCTACAGATTCGGCCAGCCGCAGATCGCGGATCTTGGAGGCTAGATTGCTGCGTGTTTCGAGATCCGCGATCACCAAAGCACGTTGTTGCTCTAATCGGTGTATGTCATCGGCTAGATGCATCTGCCCGAGTTTGTCTGCTATACACCATGCCAGAGCGCTTTTTACCATGGTGAATTCTCCCATGGAGTTACCATATCGCAGCACCGATACCGATCCCGGATCGCGTTGTATACGATATCGACCGAACACTATGTAATGCCGGCCGTCGGGTATGATGGCTGTGGATTCCAACGCAGGAAGATCGGGGCGGATTATCTCTTCCAGTCGAGACAGTGCTTGGGCATTTTTCATTTGATGACGTAGACCGCCAGGAGATATCCCACTATGGCCACCAAGGCGCCGATGATACCCATGCCCCAACCCATGATCTGGTCCGTACGCTTCTCTGCCATGTTCTGCACCATGTCATGCACTTCGCGGATCACGGCACCTTGCTCTGTGATCTTTTCTTCCACAATTTGGAATTTTTGCTCAAGAAAGCGATATCGTTGGGCGCACAGGTCCACGTGGGCTTCGAGGCTTTTCTTTTCTAGATCGGTGGTTTCGTTCATGACATATTTAGTCTGGCAGTACCACAAACCAGGTATTGATGTCTGATCCCTGAGCAATCATGCAAGGTTGCACTCCGAGATCTTCGTCTAGCCCTGTGTGCATGGGCACACCCTGGCAATCTTGTATCAATGCGCCCACAGGATCCTGGTTGATTTCCAGGGCGCCTGGCTGATCTACCGTGAAATCAAATTGCCAATAGCGTTGGCCATCATGCTGCGTGATTTCTGGCCGAGAGATTTCTGTGGGCAGAGTGCGAAGGCTCATTACCGCATTCATGGTTTCCCAATTACGTTGCTTGTTACGACTATGATGCCAGGACTGTTCATCGCAGATGTCATCGCCGGCATCGTCCTGGAACGGAATCCTTGCTCTGTTGAAGTGATTCTTGACTCCGGTGGCAGTGATATCAAAGCGGGTGCAACATCTGATGCGTTGTGTCATTGTGCTAGCCTCACCCGACTGTTGAAACTCAGTACGAAACGTTCACGGCTGCCACGGTAGGGCAAGGCAGAATGCTGTATACAACTAGGGAATACCACCATCATGCCGGCCTGTGCGTTTATGTCAATGGTATTGTTCACTGTCATCCAGGCCGTACCGGCGTCAGTATAGGCAGTATCGTAGGGGCGGAAAAAACGGTTGATGCCGTTCTTGGAGGCTATGTCCATGTCTCCACAGTCAAGATAATAGATGGCTGACCAACTGCTGTTCGAATGTATATGTACATCATGATATCCACCATCTCTGGTGATATGACACCAGGATTCATGCAAGTCAACCGTGATGTTGATACCGGCGGGCCAAGCTGATCCACAGGCGTGCCGGGCCGCTTGGAAAACACAGTCTCGTGCCCAGGCAGTCCAGGCTGTCACAGCCGGTAAATCCTGCTGCACGAAATCAAACCCGCTTTCGTAGAGTCCTTGTTTGGCATCGGGTGCCACGCCACTGTGATGCTGCTGCTGTTCGAGATCTCGGCACAGTTGTCGCAGTTCGTCTTGATATCGATCATGTTCTGGCCAGGCGTAATAATACATCATCACTGGCCACTGTGGTATAGAGTGCATAATAGACATATTTAACGGCCAAAAAAAACCCCGGAACAAATCCGGGGTTGTTTGAGTTTCTGATCTGATTACGAAGTAGCCAGTTTGAAACCTGTATTGGTGACGTCTGAGCCTGTGACATCCACGCCGGTTGTGACACCGGACGAAGAAGTGATCTGCACGTTACCAGCGGTGGAACCGTTGGTGATAGCACGGATCTGGGCCTGCAGCGTGGCAGCTGTATAAGCGCCCGAGGGATAGATCGCATAAGAGATCTGACCGTTGGCATCACCTTGCACTTGGTACATGGCGATGGTGGCAGTCTGCTGGATGTTCTCGTTGATGATCTGAACGAGACCAGGATTGAACACTGTGCCGCCGCCGGAGTAGTTGCCCAGCTGGTCACGCAGGTCGATGGCCTGGTTGGAAGTGTTCTGCACTACCACAGCAAAGAAGTCCAGTTTGGGACCCTGGGGTTGTACCAGAGCAGCAGTAGCACCGATGTTACCGGTCTGTGAACCGTTTTGGATGTCAAGCGCAAATACTGGTTGAGCATCACCGTTGAATGGATTGAATACAGCCATTTTGTTTCTCCTTGGTTAAGTGGGCCGCAGCCCTACTGTTATTTACCAAAAGGATCAAAAAAGTCCTGCGCTAGGCTAGATCTGGATTGTTTCGGGCAAAGTTGGCGGCACTGAATCTCATGCGATCCACAAACTTCATGCCCTGGCCCACATAGCCTTCGTGTCCGGGCTCGTCGTTGATCGAAGCCTCAACATCCAGGGCCTGCGTATCTAATTGGCGCACCAAGTCATTCTTGAGGCTAGATATCTCGAGGAATGCCTGGAAAACCGCGGCCACGGCCTGCTTGTTCTCTGTGGCCCACTCAAATATTCTGGGTGCCTTGGTTGGTGCCTTCTGCTGTGCCCACTCGCCAAATCCGGCCACGAGGTTTGAATAATCCCGCGCACGCACCCGGCTGTTGAGATACTGCTTGATCAGCTGCGGCAGATCGGTGATTTTACGGGCGCGTAGTTCTGCAGGGTCGAACAGTCGATCTATGGCTGATCCGTACTGCGTGATGATCTTTTCCACGTCTTGCACCACTTGAGGTTTGAGTTGGATGGTACGAGGTTCGCGCAGGCTGGGATCCAGGATCAAGAGGCCGGGACTGTCTGCGAGAGCGGCCGCACGTATGGGTGTGGCCGGAGCACCCGGTTCGCTGAGTGCAGTATGGATCACCACCCCTACTTCGCTGTCTGCGATCCTTTGGCCCAGCTCCGAATCCACCGGTACTCGATACTTCACGGTATTGGGTGTGAACTCATAGGCACCCGACTGCACGGGAGGTCGATTCACGAACAGCAGATCACCCTGGATGTAGCCACGGAAATCCTGCGGAACTGCACGTCTCAACATAGGAAACAGTTTTTTGTAGATGGCCACCAGTTCGCCGCGCTCACCGCCACGCTGTGCCATGATCCGCTCGATCTGTTCGGGTGATGTGGCCAGGCCATCGTATCCACGGGCCAGAAATCCTGACTTGTCTGTGAGCACAAACTCACCCGTGGGTTTGCGGCCAAATATGATGGCGGGTTTTCCGTCCCATTTTACAGTGGTGGTCTCGGGTGCCTTGGCCGCTGCCAAGATGCCCTGCAGAGCTTGACGCAGTCCTCGGCTGCCGGCATCCAAGACCATGTCTTCGGGATGTTCTATGCGCACACCTTCGAATATGGGCTGCATGCCCTGATTCACGATGCGATCACGCAGACGCGCCATCCAGTTCACATCGGTGTAGCCAATGCTTTCGTCCAAGGGCGTGCCTGCACGCTGCATGTGATCGCGGAAGTCGGCCAGTTTGTCATCTCGCTTGGGGTCGTTCTTCAGAGCAACCAGGATGCGTTCCACGGACGCGAGATCTTCTCGCGTGGCTGCTGGATTCAACAGCATCTTAGCGATGGCATCTGGATCATCCGAGATCAAGTCATTGGTCTCACGATTCGCGATGCCCGAAATTTGATTCAGTTTGTAGCCCATGCTCTTGGCCATTGAGTTGATCAGGATGTTGCGTGTGGCACCTTTGTACTGAGATTCCGGATCGCCGCGCAGGATCCATTTCGAAAACTCCGGCTTGGGCAGGAACATGAAATCAGTTTGCACGAATCCTCGACCTTGCCGTCCGCCGATGGGCGTGAGCAAGTGCACCGCTGTGCCGCTTTTGCGCACCCATTCGCGAGAATCTTGACCGGATCGCTGTATCTGTTGGGTCAATTGTTGGTAGAACTGTTCTTTGTCTGTCTTGGTGCTGTCTACTGCCAGATCAAGATCACCCGATGTGGCTTTGAGTCCTGTGCTGCCCAGCATGTTGTCCAGCAAAGGCAAGCCGGTCAGACCTTCCAGCCACTGAACCGTGGGCTCTATGTCAGCGAGATTGATGCGCTGGGTTTTGGAATTGCCATCAGCATCCTTGAATACGTTGCCACCTTCGTTCAGTATCATCACACCCGGAATCCAAAATATTTCAACACAGCATCGGCGATGGGATTGCGTGTGCTGCCGGCCACCAAAGGTTGATTGGCATTGAGAGCCGTCAACCCCTTGGCGATGATTCCTGCTTGGGTTTGACTCACACCTGTTCGATCTAACATCTGCTGCACGGCAGCCGTGGCCTGGCTGAGGTTGGCTGGTGCAGCGGCGGGCTGTTGTGTGTTTTTTGCAGCGGGTTGGTTGGGCGAAGCCTGTGGTTGTTGCACTCGGGCAGTGGCAGAAAGATCTACCAAGCGATCAAAATACTGCTTGGCCGACGCAGGATCACCACGCATGTAGTAACTGGCCACGGCACGCATGTTCTGTTCTAGGTCATTCTTGACCGTGAGTGCGTTGTAATCTTGATACCTGTTCAGGAGGTTATTCTGCACATAGTCTCGCAGTTCGTCCTGGAACAGGGCCTGATCTACCTGGCCTTTCTTGGCAGCACCTATCTGGTACCACTTGGCCACCCAGTTGTCCCAGGCCGCTTTGCTGATCTTTTCCAGGGCGGCATCATTCTGTATGGCTTTTACACGCTGGGCCGGTGTCATGGCAGCCATGGCAGGATCTTTGCTGGCTGCGCCAAAACGAGCGGACCATTGGTCTAGTAGACCTTCTTTCAAAGGTTCGCTGTCGTGCAATGTTATCTCATGTATCTGCATCTGTTCTTCTCACTGTGCGGGTAAATTTTGCCGGATCTTTGGTGCGTATGGCGTTCAGCAGTTTGCGCACTAGATTTTCTGCCTGCTCCGGAGCATAGGCGGACTCTATCTGTTCTACCAGCCGCACAGCCGACGCGATCACGTTGGAGGCGCGGCTCTCGATGAAGTATCGCCGATCCAGGTCAGCATACTTTTCTGTGTGTATTGCGTCTAGTTCTTCTAATATGCTGCGGGTACGTTTTTGCATCGAATCAAGACCTTTTTGTTATTTATTTGTTTTTAGAGATATTGCACAATGTAAATATACCTAGAATGCAACAACGAATAATTTCAAGCCATAGCCAATGGCAATCTTTGCAAGAAGTCTGGATAGGAGGAACGTATCCTGCAGACTTTTACCAACATCTTGGTACCCAGTCCCATGATCTTTTTTCTAAAATCACCGAGATCACTGAGAAGGATTTTGACAGATTAGCCAAGATACTCACAGATCTCGGAGTAACTGTGGTTCGTCCCTGTTTTGATAGGGTGGACGATTATCTGGATGAACAGGACAATCTCCTGAAACCGCCGGTGAGTCCTTGCGATATAGCCTTGACACTAGGCGATAACCTGCTGATCATGCCGCAATATCCATCGGGCGTTAATCCATATCAATCAGCCATAGACGCTTATTTACTGTGCGACCAAAAAATACATGTCATTGACCGTTCTACTCCCGAGCCATGGGCCTGGATAGTGTTCGCTAGCATGGTGAGATCTGGCAGAGACATCTTGATTGATTATATTCCGTCGATTCCAGAATCAAAAAACAATGCATTGCAAGTGGCGCAGGATCTCGCACAGCATTATCGTGTTCATCTCAGTGGTACAGGGGATCACAACGACGGTGTATTTTGTCCCATCAAACCCGGACACATTTTTAGTTCTCATTATAGAGATATCTACGACCAGAGTTTTCCAGGATGGTCGGTTTTTCATCTACCCGATACTACACACACAAACATCCAACAACTCGGTACGCATCGCAAATGGTATATCCCCGGAATAGATTATGGGCATTTCAATCAAAATATCTTGGATGTAGCCGAGACTTGGTTAGGTGATCCCCGAGAAACAGTGTTTGAAGTCAATATGTTGGTAGTCGATGACCAAAATATTGTGTGCGGAGCTTATCACGCAGAGGCCTTCCGTTATTTCGAGTCCATTGGCATGACTCCCCATCTGGTAGATTTCCAGTCTAGGTACTTCTGGGATGCTGGCATACATTGCCTTACCAGTGACATACATCGCAGCGGGCCATGCGAAGATTATTGGCCAGATCGTGGCGCCAATGGTATATACCATATAACCGAATGGTAATTTGATGCATGAATGTATAAAAGTGAAGATAGTGCTGACAGCAGAATTCTGGGATCTTTTTCCAATGATTGATTTAATCATTGATGGAATCACAGTTTCACAGCATATTATCGATCAAAAAAAATATACAATCGAGGACACGGTTGACCTGGCAATGGATCAACCTCATCTACTCCAGATACGTCGAAAAAACAAATCAGACGATCAATGCATGATAGTTGATGGAGAAAAAAAAGATCAATACGTTATCATCGATGAGGTGGTAATCGATGGTATAGACGTGCAAAATTTAATATGGGATCGATGCTGGTATGAACCAGAGTATCCAGAGATCTGGGCCGACCAACAAAAAAAAGCCGGCGTGGTGCTTGAATCAAAAGTGATAGGCGAAACATGGTTATCCCACAATGGTATCTGGAATTTTGAATTTTCAAGCCCTTTTTATAAGTTCGTTATCAGACAATTTGGGTAATATTATGAGTTGGCAAAAGAAAAACATCACTGAAAAATTATGTCCTATCACAGATTATCGCATGAAGTGTTTAAGGGAATCATGGTATCATGGATCTCAGACACAAAAATCCTACAAAGAATTTACAGAAAAAGCCTCTGAGTGGTTTGGTAGCAGCCGGGTCAATGATCTCCAAGGATGGACATCTCTGCCTTGTATAGATGTGACCATGGGTTGTACACATTACATCGAAAATTTCATTCTAAGTCAAGGATGGCATGGATTCCAAATACTCAAAAACGAATATGCTTATTACACACTGATGGGCAAACACGGGGTCGAGATAGATCAACTCGAAACCAATAAACCACTGATCATAACTATGCCACATTGGCAATTTTGCGATCTCAGGCCAGAATGGACCGACTTGTTAAAAATCTGCGAACAACGAAACATAGACATACACATCGACATGGCTTGGATCATAACCGCCAAAGACATCTCGATTGATTTTTCTCATCCCTGTATCAAAAGCGTAGGGATGAGTCTAAGCAAATTAAACTTGCAATGGAGCCGTGTCGGGTTGAGATTCAGCCGGCAGAAAACCATGGATTCAATCACGATATTCAATGATTATTATCAAGATACCAACACTGTACTGACTTCTATCGGAGCATATTGGATTGATAATTTCGACCGTGATTACCTATGGAATACCTACGGTCAGGATCATCAAAATCTATGCCAGTCTCTAGACCTGATTCCTACCAAGATCATACACGTGGCCCAAGATCTTCAGACTAATAAATCACTGGGCATCGGGCGTATGCTTGGGCAATCTGCTCCAGACAGCATATAGGCTGTACCTGATGATTCCTTCGGGGATGATATTTTGTGTGCGGTGAGGCATCTTGTTATCTCCGGTATGCAGAACCATGTACCCAGAATTATGATTGCTGGATATCAACAAGGGCTCTTCCTCTGATATAAAAACAGTTCCTAATCCAGCATTGACATAGAGATAGATTTGCACAGCAACATCAATGTCAGCATTGTCAGTATGCCAACCAAGTTCGTACCCTGGTAGATCTTTCCAGACAGATACGCCCCAAAAATTTTTGGGTGGTCCTGAAAAAATTCGATTTATTTTTGGAGTGACTGCATTGAAAATCTCGTGCAATTCTTCGATGACAGTATCCGGATCCCAGGATATCCTAAATCTCGGTCTGGATTCTTGCTTTTCTACCTTCTGCCAGAAATGATCTGGCACCGATGAAACGTATTGCCATAATTTTTCTAGGACCGTTGCATCTAATGCGTCGGATATCACAAAAAGATTTTCTGCGTTGGTGTTTATTTTAGTGTCGAGAGATTTGCTTAGATGTATTTGATTGGTATCAATGAGACGTTGATCGATCATACCAATATTTAACATCCGACATAGATCACAGTAAATATCGCACAGGTACACAGAGCCAATATCAAAGCGATTTCTGTACAATCACATCTGGCAGACTAGTCTCATGCACTCCCTGGCGTGCGCTTGATATTCAGTGGGTAAATTATCTATCTGCTGCCGACAGTATTCTAAGAGTGTACCAGACAGCAGCAGATCCCTGTTGTGTCTAAGCCTATCAACCGCCTCGAGTCGCAGAGACTTGACTCTATCAAGATCACGGAGTAGACGGTGATTGAGATGCAGAGCATACCAGCAGCGTTCCAACACAGTGGACTTGAATTGATATCCGTGATCAATGACATCATCAAATATATCAAATCCAAACTGCCTCCAGGTCTCAGCCTGCGCATAACCGCCTACCCAGATTGGAAAATTCAAAGCCAATACGGAAAACACAGTTTTTTCAGTGAAGATAGATTCAGCAGCGGGCACATAGGTTTCATTGATCAAATTGATACCCGATCTCATGAACATAGATCCCAGCCCTTCATACCAACCTGCACGGTGTCCTTTGTGCAGCATATGAGAATCGTCCACTAAGCGTGGTTGGCCGATTACCTTTGCTGGCATCACGATGGGCGATAAAATTTCATTTTTTTGATCAGCAGTGAGTGGACACTGCGAACCCAATGCGTCCATTTCAGCAATGATCGCCGACATATCCGTGGAACGACCTAGTCCACTCCAGGTATATTCAAAATCGGATAACCCCAGCATTTCCGTCATGCGCAGACACAATGATCTAGTCAAGGTTTTTTTGTTGGCCATGATGCAAAACGCCCGATCGGTATCGAGGGCACAGTCATCGAAATCACTGACTTGCCACCACGTGCTGGCTTTGAGCGCGAACAAAGGTAGAAAAATACCCTGGATATCCTCAGGCAACGTTTGCTTGACGGTCATATGGTCGTTCAAGATCACTGCTGGTTTGCCCCACCTGGTGATGATGTGCTCCACATCCTGAGTGGTGAAGGTATCATACAGATGCAAAAAACATTGTGTCAAATCCTGATTTTCTTGGAAAGCATTGGTAAGGCTGGAATAGAATTTCATGACTGGCGTATCTGTCCTAATAACTGTTTGAGTTTGTTTGACTGTACTTCTGCTGTGATCCGGCCAGGCTCGTCGGCCACAGTGGCATTGGGTTCATTATCGCTCAGTGTAGATTTGGCCTTGATAGATTCATAGATCGACGGTGCACGCTTCTTGAACTCCTGATATCCCTCGTCCTGTGCAAGATCTCGAATCCTGAGGCTTTCGATATCAAATTCCAGTTCCACCTTTTGACCCACACCGCTGGAACTCCTGGTCTTCATCAACTGTAGTTGATAGCGTCCGCGCTCGCGCATGGCGCGCGATGTGAAGATGCCAAACACATTGTCTGCTGTGTTGATCTTGGAAATACCCCCGGATATGTGACTATGATCGAACTCAATCTCTTCCACCGCGGCACGATTCAATTGACTCGCTGTCACGAACAACACATTGAGTTCTTTGGCCAGATTGCGCAATTCTTCACTCACATATTTGTCTTTCACGAACAAGTCATTGGGACTGACCTTGGCTGACACCGGCATCAGCAAATCAAGATAGTCGATGCACAGGAAATCCGTTTTGACCTTGGTCTGTATTTCCAGTTCTTTGAGATAAGCCCGGATGTCGTTCACAGTCGACTGTGCTGGCATATACTTCACCCGCAGCCGGCCTGCTTTCTTGGCCATCATTTTCACCTTCATCTCTACGGTGTCAATGTCCTTAAAGATATCTTTGGCCGCTGTATTGGTCATCATTGAATCTATGCGATAGGAGCACAGGCCTTCGCTCAGTTCCAGCGTGATATACACGCCACTGAGCCCGGCCTGTACCCAGTTCACCGCAAGATTCTGCATGAACAGGCTCTTGCCTGAGCCTGATCCACCTGCGAAGATCTGCAGTTCGCCGCGATTGAATCCACCGTACAGGAGCTTGTCCAGAGCAGGCCAGCCTGTAGAGTTCTGTCCGTTGTTGCTCTTCAAGGCCATGAGTCGCGCACGCGGATCATCAAAGTAGTCTGTGCCCATGTCCTTGGTGAGAGAAATCTGTACCGCATCCTTGATCAGTTTCTCCACAGGGTCAAAATTGCCCTTCTCCAGGAGATCCGCTGATTTCAGGATCGCACGTTCCAGTTCTTGTCTACGGGTGAACGCTTCAAACTCTTCCAGGAACCAGTCAAAATGTCCTTCATTGAGATCAGGTACTGCAGCCAGTTTCACACCCGTAGTGGCTGAGATCTGCGCCCGGTCCGGCATGGTCTTGTGTTCATCGCAGTGTGTTTTTATGAATTCTGCAGCAGTCCGTAGGCTGCGATCAAAGTTGTCCGGATTGAAGATGTTCTGCACTCGCACATAACTCTGTGCATCCTCCAACATCATCTCCAGGAACAATCTTTGTACGTCGATACTGTAGTCTTTTATCATGTCATCCTCGATAGTATGTATCTATGCCGAGTGCTCGACGCCAGTTTGTGCCACGGCGTTGATCCAGTCTCTCAAAGTGCTCTATCCATCCGTCATCAGATGACGAAGGCAGCAATAATTGTGCGCGGAGATCCTGCAACACCGCTATGTTTTGCAGTTGCCGAGTGGCCGCTTGTTTGGCTTCAAATGTGAGTTTGCCAACTTCAAATCCATTTGATGGCTGCCAGCAAAAATCGCTGGCATCCCCTTCTCGATTGGTTGCTAGATTCTCGCAAAACCATCTCCATAAAGATTCCATTTCCAATACATTGTAACAGCCCACTGTGGCATTGATACCCAGCATCACGTTGCTGGGTGCTATGTCTTTGATCAGCAAGATATTTTCCTGCACGGAATTCCAAATAGCCGGGTATCTCACATATTCAAACGCGCCTTCCACTGCATCCAGGCTGAAATACAGTTTAACCAGTCGAGCCTGCGACCACAGGTCCAGAGTTTCCGAATCTGGCATCTGTGTGCCGTTGGTGTTGTAACTGATTGCGACATCCATCAGATTGCCCGTGGCACATATCCGTTGCATCACGATTTTGTGATTGTTGTTCAACAGAGGTTCACCACCATTGAAATGCACGCGTCGTAACTGGGAGAAATCAACATGATCGATCCAGGCATTGTTTTTTTGATCCTGTCTGCCGAGATTTTCAAGATCATCTCTCCTGACACCGGTCTCCTTGGCCCAGGTGCTGCTCCATCGTGGTCCGCACATCACGCAAGCTAGATTACAAGCCCAGGTCACGTTGATGTCAAGGCTGGTCAACGATGCCGCAAATTGAGAATCACCATATTCATCCAGCACGCTGTGTCTCCGGCTGCGACCACCAAGTGCTTCTATCTGCCAGCATTTACCACACTCGGGCGACGGTATAGAGTTTGCTGATGATTGCCGCATCCTTTGGAAATCAGGGTCTGACAAAAAAGAGAACGATTGCAATGATGAGACATGAGCCTGGGCCTGACAACAAGCGGCCACGTTGATACTGTCTTTGTTGATTGGTTCAACATAGAGATTGTGGAAAATGTCAGGACAGTGTGTGCTTGAATCTTTTGACAATTTGTTTCTTTCGGAGTTCGATTTTCACACGCGAAGTTTCTCTGGATTGCATGATCATCATCGCTGTGGCCAATCTACCGTGTGCCTTGACCGAATCATTGACGTCTTTGATGTGGTCCGGCCATGCAGGCATGCTCACTGCCCACCCCAGTTCTAGGGCACGATCCACCAGTTTCATGCCGGCAAAGTCTTGATCGGGTACCACGGTTACTTCTTGACCCAGGCTGCGTATGTGCCTGACCTGTGTATCTGATATCTCAGCATGCAATACCGCCAAACCACCAATGCTTAGAGCATCAAACACACCTTCCATGACCAATACATGTTGCCAATTGGCACGCTGGAGATCCGTACCAAACACATAGCCCGGTTGCATGTCATGGACGTAACGAGGATTTTTGTCGTCCAAGAACCTCGTGGTATGCCCCACTATGCGTCCATCATGGGTGAAAGGTATGATGATGCCGGGCCTAGCACTCCACTTCGCAGATGGGCCTGGCGAGTGCATGCCCACAGGATAGTCTCGGGGCACACATCTATCTCGGAGATATTGATAGTGTACCGGAGTATTTTCATCCACTATGATGAATCCTTCGGGCAGTTCACGATCTTCAAATTGGATATCTTGTACTGCATTGGCCACACGTTGGCGTTCATCCAGGATACCTTGTACAGATCGATGACGCAGGCTTTCAAGATTGATGCGTTCGATTTCTTCTTGAGGTACACCCATCCAAGACAACAACCGACGTGCCTTGAATGACAGCGTGCGGCCCTGGATGAATGAAGCAGTGAATCCGCAGTTGAAGCAATGCCACGACCAACCCGAGTCAGTGATCTTGATACCACCCCTCTGCCGCCGATCCGCGGATTCTCCATTGTGTACACAGCAAGGTGCGTTGACTGATATCCAGCCCGACGCCGTCTGTTTGCGTTTGGCAGGTAGATAAGCGGAGATATCTAGCATCTCGCTAGTATAGCGCATGTCGTGGCAATGATCAACGATATTGGATCAGATCGACATTGCCAGCCGAGATCTGGAATTCCAGACGGAGATAGGGATGGAATCCAGCCACATTGATCCCGCGCCGCACAGTGGCATCAGAGAAGTCTACAGAGTTCACGGTGTTTCCAGTGTTGAGATCTTCAAACGGGATATCATACCACAATACGGTGTAGGCCGTGGCATCCGAGGATCCCTGTACTGACAGCGTGCCGGTAAACTCCTGGGTATCCAGTTGGAAAGTGGTCAAACGGGCACCTTCAGTGACCAAGGTGCTGGAATAGTAGATGCTGCTGTCTGGTGCTTGGCTGGGTATGGTGAGTTCTTGGCTGGGCACAAATGCCGGGAAAACCGAATCCACGATGTCGATATCTCCGCGAGCACCAGAATAGTCATCGGTGAGCACGGCCTGATTGAGCACCCCGGATGAAATCTCCAGGCTCCAACTTGCGGGTTGTTCCTGCAGGTGGCGTGTTTCAGCCTGGGTGATCGTGACCTTGGCACGACCCAGGGCGTTGGAAAGGCTCACCAACTCCTTGGCGTACAGCAAGTTCTCGCCATTCTGGCTGATGATACGGAACGTGAAGGTGGCGCCAGATATGTTCACTGGTTTTTGATCTTGATTCAGGAACTGGAACAGGATCACATTGTCCACTCCTAGATTTAATTTTAGATTTTTTGCATACACAGGGTTCCACCTCGCATTGAAATAAGCCCCACTGACATCTATCAATAAAACTTGTTGTATCTGTTGATATAAATAGGCAGTGGTACTATACATTGGATTCTCCACAGATATTTATGGGCAACAACATCTTCGCACAACTCACTGAAAAATATCCTTTCATAACTCTTTGCATCTATGCAGGAGTGGAATATGTAGGGATAGTACAAAACAGCGACGATGCCATCACCACCATCTACGACTTCGGGAACATACAGGATCCCGAAGAAAAGCGTCGTTTTGTAGATCTAGCCAACATCTGGTGGTGGGAGAGCAATCGATCAGTTCCCATAAACATCTTTCTCAAGCAAGAGTGGGAACCTTTCCGAAACTATCTCCGCACATTCAGCAACAAAGATCTACAAATCATACACGGGCCTGTTTGCAGCCTCGGCAACATTGGGCGTCGCAAAAACAAACGTAAATCAATCACCCTGGTGCGCCGGATCTCATGATGCTTCATCCAGCAGTCTCATGTGTAGAGATACCAGCATGGCATAGGAAATGCTGTGTGATTTTTTGAAGGTATATCCACGGCTGTCATCACCGTCCCATACTGAAGCAAAAACTTCCCCCCAAGGACGATTCTGTAGGTTCGCTTTGCCCGGGCGTATGATCGATATAAAAGCAGCCATCCTGGATATGCTGTCTGGACGCATGGATGCCAAGAGATCTGTGTAGTTGCCTACATGTACCAATTGTGCAGCCCAGTCTGGTTCTTGCCACAGTTTCTGCCAGGGCACGGGCCTCTGTAAAATCTCTTCGTAGTGCGCAGGACTCTGGATCATCTGATACACAGACATGTTCAAGAAATCTATCTTGAAATAGCCCAGGGTATCGGCCTGTTCGTATTCGATAGCCGCGCAGCCATTTACAGGGTCTCTCGGAATCTCAGTGACATATATACCGGAGTTATGACGGCGCACCTGTCCTTGAACCAGATGTCGTGCGGGCACATGGTCTATCAAGGCCAGCACGCGGTCGCGATCAGCAAAATCGATATCAATATCTGCTGCCATCACCAACCCGCCCGTGTTAGCATGTCTCGTATGTATTCTGTGTCTGCAGGATAATCTCGGAATTTCTTCTGCCAAAAATCAGCGTCGATATAAGGCCATGTCATAGCCAGTTGTTCTTCATCGAGATTGGACAGGAACTCCGTACCAGAGTCACAGTTGTACAGCACCCAAGCAGAAACACGTCCTGTGGTCACGGCATAACACACAGCGTTGGTGTTGGCGTACCGCAGGTAATCTCTGTCTGGAGATCCGGTTTCTTCAGCCCAAGAAAGACTGTGTTCCAATGCCCTGGTCAGGGCATCAGTAGGCTGCTCATCTCTGAGATACTGTGCGAGATACTCCCCGTACACAGAATCTCGGCACCAGTGATCGATCTTGCGGTTCTGCCGTATCAACCAGTCAATGAATCTTGGCGTGTTCACTGCCCGGATGGCCACGCAATGTCGACCAAATTTTATGAATGCCCGATAGTAAGGACTGCGTGCGAAATCATCAAAGGTTTTTAGCCGGGCCGATCCTTGGGTGATCTCATAGAAACGCAGATAGGCTTGCAGTCCCAGGGTCGCTCCTACTTCGTCTCGTTCTTGATATCTGCGTTTGGGCTCACAAAGGTGCACCGCGAGACTGCTCTCTCGCTGGAAAGATTTTTCGCAATAACGACATTGGAATTCAGTCTTTGTCTGGGTTTCCATGATCACGCAGATACTGGCGTAGTTCTCGGGGATCGATCAGTTGGCTCAGTGTCTCGATGTCCGAGACCTTCATTGCCGGATAAAGGTCCATCAAGGCTTTCTTGGTCTGGTTGGTACCACTGTCTTTTTTCTTGGGAGCTATCCACGGATGTCGGTGTGTGCCCATGCCAGGACTCACCGAAGTGGCCATGAGCCACTGTAGTTTGGGATGACGGTTTACGGAAAAGAAATGCTTGTTCAATCGCTCATTGGCGGCGATCACATAAAACTCTTGCAATTCTCTCGAGCCTTGCACAGCAGATCCCCAGCGGATCATGAGATAGTTAGAGAATTTTTTCCGTTCTTCATCCGTAAGGCTGTCATAAAACTCTCGGTTCTTGCGATCAAACTCGGCCATTTCATTTTGTATAGAAAGTTTGTCCACTACCACGCCTTGTTGTAATCTACTATTTCACAATTGCGACTGATGTCTTTGACAAAATACACGCATTCTGGTTCTGGATCGTTGGATATAGGAACTGCCAGCATCTGCCCATTTTTAAGTTTGGGTGCGTACCACGTGACTTCGTGATACACATCGACGATCTCGATGTCAGGGAAACTGGGACGGAAACTGGTCAATGGGTTGAACTGGAAGGCCTTAAAGCCCCGATCGTTGATCGATGTCAATGGCAGCATCTCTAGATCTCCCAGGTCGGGTTCGCCGATCAAGATCTGCCAGTCCACTGGCATCTTGATTTCCTGCTCACCGACTCGAAGCACCAGAGCCGGACTGCTAAAACTCTCAAGGAAGATCAAGGGTATGTAGTGATAATCTGGGTTAGCAGGATCGCTGTTGTCTAGTATGGCGAATCTCATATCATCCACTTCCTCGGGTAAATGATCCAGATCGTAGGCTGTGTTGTCAAGTGTCAGTATTCTCATTGATTAATTATAACTTTATATTCTCGTGATGTCAAGGCTTGCTGTTTTTTAAGTGGTGCAAACATTCGTAAGCAAACTGTTCATGCACGGATGAATCTTTAACGTGGAAATCTGGAGCATCCGCGGAGAGGTCGCTGTGTGCCCACAGATCTGTATGCAGGCGATGGTCAGCATACCTTCCTAGATCGTTAACTAGAAAGTTAGCGGACAATGTTCGATCAATGTCAGATTGGGGGAGTCCGCCCAATGTGAAACAGAAAGGAATGCCCATCCTATCGAGGCGGAACAGCATGTTTTCAACAGTAAAGTAGTTCCTTAGCAAATCGAAATCGTCACTGTTGACCAGGGTGGTAAATCTAGTCCAGATATCAAACAACGGGCCCTCTGACACCCGACTGGTCGTGGTATATCTCCTGAAATTATAATCAACGATATCCTCGTGACTCATGATGTTACCAATCCTGGCACAAGGATCATGGTCTATTTCAAATCTCTGTGGCTCAGTAAACAACAGTATCACAAAATCTGGTCGGAATCTCAGGCCCTGCCTTAGTTGAAGATCGATCATGGCATTGGTGCTGCCACCCATGGCAAAATTGATCACTTCATGATCTGCGCTGTGATTCAGTATTTTTTCACTCCAATGTAGATCTGGAAATCTGGCATCTGTGGTAGCATGGCTGGGTCCTACTATCAGTATTTTCGTCATTTCTGTGATCCTGAGTTGATCATCGTTGATAAAATCTGGCTCACACGATTGTTGCCTAAAAGATCCAAGTGACATATATCTCCCGGATGTTTGTTCCAGATTTTATGGAAGTTGACTAGGTTACCTCGGAAATCGTAAAAGCCCGACCATTCAAAAAAAGTTATGTGTGTCACTGGGTAGTCGTTGGTCAACTGATCGATTTCTTTACAACAATAATGGTGTACAAATCTTTGGTAGTCAGGGTCATAGATATATCTAAAATAATCCATCAATGATTTTGCCGCTGGTAACGAATCAGCCTTGCTTTCGGCATCCGCCAATATTACGTCACTGCCTTTGTATATGTGCCCGTTGGGATACAACGGGTTGGTTTCACAATGCAATCGATAAGGACTGGTATGACAAACGATGATATGATCAAAATTTTCCAGCATCGTCTCTTGTAGCGACTGCAATATCTTGTATTCGCCAATGCCGGGCCTCGAAATGTTGGTTACCTGACAATTCCGTGCTAACTGGTCGGGCCAACCTTGCCCTTGGCTCAGATGGCCGCTGGCAAAACTATCACCAGCGATCAGAAGACGAGTCACTTTTGCATCCATTCCAGGCGTTCATGTGTGAAGGGATAGCGGGCTTCTTTGTAGTAGGCTTTGCGCTTGGTGAGATGTCGCTTGGCGAACTTGCAAGTAGAGGTTATGTCCCAGATCTGAACAAAGTCTTTGTCCTCTGCCTTGCGAATTCCGCGTCCAATACTTTGGATAACCCTGACGAAACTCTTTCCCGGCTCCAGCAGAACAAGATTAAATATCCTAGGTATGTTAATGCCAACAGCAGCCACCCCGTATGTTGCCACGATGATCTTATCTGTTGCTTCAGCCACTTCATCATATTCATCTTGTCGATCCTTGGCTTTGGTAGCCCCAGATACAAATACTGCACGATCTCCCAACCTCGAGACCAGTTCCTGACCTGCGCCAATGCGATCTACCAGGACCAGAGTATTTCCGGTCTTATTGACTTCGGCGATCACTGATGCAATGGTATCCAGGCGACCCGATTCTTCTAAGAGATATTTAAGTTCGCTCTGATAGTTCGTGTACTCTACATGGTCTACCAACTGCACTATGTTCACATGGCACTGTGCCAGCACACCACGATCCTGCAGTTCGGCCGCGGCCAATCTTGACACTACAGGTCCCAGGCTTACATGTATGGCTTGGAATTCAAAATCTTCTTTGGGCACGGTTCCGGTAAGACCCCAACGGATAGGCACTTGCGACATCACGCCGGTGAGCAGGGTTTTCAGCGCATCAGCCTTGGCCATGTGTACTTCGTCCACGATCACACACACCACGTCCTCCAGGAACTCACCAATGGTGATGTCTGCTGATTGGTTCTTGGTGTTCTTAAGCAACACGTTGAGACTCTGCCAGGTGCAGATAGTGTGCTGTCGGCCAAACTCTTTGCGATCCCCAAAAAACACACCGGTGTCCAGGCCGAGATTTACATAGTCCTTTTCAGTCTGCGTCACGAGGCTCTTGTTGGGTACGATCACGATGGATCGACCATAAGGTGTCACAGCATGGCTTAGGGCCGCGGTCATCACGGTCTTGCCTGCCCCTGTGGCCACTTCTTGTATGCACTGTGGATTGGCCAAGAAGTTGTTGACGATCTCTATCTGATAATCACGTAATGTAACAGGTTCGCCGGCCTGAGGGTGTCCTCGGGGCCAGGCATATTCACTAAAGGTGTCTTCGGCCACAGGAGAGAACTCGAATGTGGTACTATACTCGCGCTGGTCATCCAGTTCGATGTCGTAATTATATTCTTCCAGGATGGGTATGATCTCGGGCAGGAGATTCACGTAGGTGCTGCCACCCAATTGGAAAAAACTTATCTTGCCATCCCATCGTCCCAAACGAACTGCTGGAAGGTATCGGGCATAGGGCACATCGTATTTGAATCGATTGACCAATGTTCGTCGAGCATCGAGTTCCAATCCCTCGATCTTGACATTGACTTCGTCGCGGATGATTAATCTTGCCTGTTTCATGTTGTGATTGTACAGGCTTTATTTACAAAAGTCAAAAAAACCGGTGCCGTTTTAGGGCACCGGTGTCAAAAACCAGATCACCTAGGAGCTAGACTAAGCGAGTGATCCGGGCACTGCTCAACCGTGTCGCATGCAGGTGCTTTCGGCCAGCGCCTGCCAATTGGTGCCGATCTTGGTCAAATCCGCAATCTTCAGCGCCATGCGCAGGCTGATCTCACGCAACCTGCTGTGATTGTCCTGCATGAACTGCACGATTTCTTCACCCTGCTGGGGAGTGAGATCATAGTCCTGGAACAGATCACCTTTGCGGAAAATCTGTCGGATACGCAGGATCTTGTCGCGTGTAGTGTCCAGAGTGAGATCCAAGAAGTGGCATCGACTCTGCAGGGCCTCCAAGTGGTCCTGAAGTTTTTTGCTTTTGAGGTGATCGAACTTCAAGTTCGTGATAAAAATCACCGAGCCCTTGAAGTCGAACGCGTCTGGCACACCCTCACGGCGCAACATGGATGAATCGGCATTCCAGTGGATGCGACGCCGCTTGCCAGAGTCCAGGGCGGCTTTGAGGATGTTCAAGGCAACATCATCCAGCAGGATCGAGTCGCAATCGTCGAACACCAGGACGTTCTGCGGATCTGAATTCTTGTACAGGGTGCAGTACAATCCGATGGGTGTCATGGCACCCTTGATCACTTGGTACTTTACCTTGCGGCTGGAGATCTTGTCAAACATGCCAGCCTTCTCTAATTGATACTCCACGCCGTAGGATTTGCCTACTCCGGGAGGGCCCACAACAATCATGGCACGGATGTCGCCGGCGATGGCTGCTTTGGTCATGTCGTCCAGGATCGAGAATCGTTGCTCGATACGATCCATGACCTGTTCATCGGTCTCTTCGGGTTTGATGAATTCCACGACTTTGTCTTGCTTGATCACTTGCCGATCTCCTGTGATTTCGATGTCATCGATTGAGTCTACACGGATACGGATCTGCTCGGGCATACCCGGAAACACTCCGTCATTACTTACCACGATATTGCCACCTTTGGAATCTGTCTGGAAATCGCGCACCAAGGTGAATTTCATACCACTGACATCTTGTCGACGATATTCGCCGTTACGGATCAGTACTTGTGTCATTGCTAGGCTCCTATGTGTTATTGTCTAACTATTATATGAAATTGGCAATTTTTGGTCAACCACCGCGCAAACACACTATGTTAGTGCTTACCAACCTACGGATCCATGATCCTGGACCTGGGTTATACGCCGTTTAGTGCTGACCTGGGCTGCTGCCAGGGCGAGACACCCTTTTGTCGCAATCTTAATTCTATATGCATGAGATTTTTTAGTCAACCACAAAAAACCCTGCTAAGGGCAGGGTTTTTATGACTAGTTTTTTGTCAGATACCGGGAGAACCTTGTGCTGGCAGCACAAAGTCAAAACCCAGGATTTGTCCAGGCTCGAGATTGAATGTCCAACCTGTGAACGGATTCGGAAAACCAGTGGTGGCATAATCTGCTGGGTTGCAAATTTGCCCATCGATGGTGAAATTGCTACGCAGATCAGTAAGGGTATCATCTATGGCATCGGCGCTGCTGATCGACCAACCACCTTTTGCTTGCACATCCAGTTGCATTGCCTCGGGGGCATCTGCTGTGGTACCTGAGTTGTAATAAACCAATTCTTCTTGGGTCAGTAATGGATTCGGTCCAAGAAGATAGTTGGTCTGGACCATTCCCACAGTGATGGAGCCACTGTTTGATATCACTGTCATGGTATGACTAGTGTCTTGTGTAATGTCAGCGTCAATGGTCATTGTGGCTATACGTGACGTTGAGCCGAGGTCAGTGCCGGAACCGGGACCATTGTAAACAATATTATCATCGATCGTGACTGTTATATTGGCCCCAGTTGCTATGCCACGCACTGCTATTATTCTGTCTGCCATGTCAATTTACTCCTTGTTTGGTGGTGTGTAGATTATTTATCTTGCACGATTAAATCCAATTGGCTTTCACCACCGAATCCGATATTTCATGGGGTTTCGGATATCCATGGAAAATCATCACGTGCGTGTGGTTATCCAATACCGAACCTGCGCCGGGTCGCGCATATGTGCGATTTTTCATGTCCATACCACCGTCCTTGACCTGCCAGCGCCAACTCTTGACCAGGCCGGGATCTATGAATCTAGTGTCTTTTTCAGTGAGAACTGCGCTGAGATAGTCCTGGTCACCGTGATAGAGCCGAGTGATAGCATGGATGTTCTTGTCCCGAAAATCCTGCCAGATCCAATCGTAACGCACGGTATCCCATAGCATCACGCTAGAGTTGATACCTTTCCAGTTAGGGCGCCATAGATGTCGGAAATCCCGTATGGTCCAAAAGTATCTGGGTTCCAGTCCGGTGATCCAGTCTATGTTACGCACTATCACAGTATCCAGATCGAAATACAGCACACGCCCTTGTATTTGTCGGCTGTCAAACATCTGCATCTTGTACCACCATGCTCGTTTACGCCCAGCCATACCGGGCCAGTCTTCCAAGATGTGTTTGATCATGGTGGCCGGCACCGGGCGATCATGCTCAGTAAAAACATGGAAACGTATTTCTGAGGTAAGATGCCTGTGTACCATGTTGTAGAGTTTTTCCACATACTCCCAGGCATAGAGATCGCCGTGGATCACACAGGCCACATCAAGCACAGCAGCGGCACGCTGTCGTTCTTGGCGTGCCAGGATGCGTTGCTGTTTGCTATCCACGATCACTCCACCATGGATATCGCTGTATCACTGCCAGAACTTTTTCTGGATAATTGGGCTCTACCAGAGTAGTGGCACATTTGTGATTGACCGCGAGATCTGCCCGATTCTGAGAAAAATAGTCATACACTTGATCCGCATCTCTGTGCTGTGTTTCTATGCAGCTCACGACCTTGCTCTTGATGCTGCCTTCGTCCCCCATCCATCCCCAATGCCAGCCCACATTGCCTTCGGTCCATACACAATGGCTGCGATCTTTCTTTTTTTGCGCGGTACCTACACCTGCCATGACGCCTTTATAGAGTTTGCAAGGATCCTGGAAATGGCGTTTCTTGGCCACCACATTTCCGGCCCAGTTCCTGTTGAGTTTCTGGTCGAATCTGTGCATGTACATCTCCAGGCTGCAACTCACAGGGCGGTCGCTTCTTTCCAACTGCAAAAATATGTCCGACACTCGGTCAGGGTCCAGTATTTCGTCGAGATCACTGTGCATGACTATGTCATCATCGTTACAGTCCGCATAACCCTCTGCTATCGCGGCACGCTGGCCATTTTCGATGTCCCAGTTGCTCCATCCTTCTGGCACATCCAATTTTATCACTTTCAATCGATCTCCGAGATGCGCATATCTCTCGATGTTGTCAGAGAGATTATAAGGCTTGGGCAATCCACTGAGTGTGCGATTGCCTTCGCACACTACCCAGCGATCCACCCAGTGTTTGGTGAGATCTATGCGCAGATCTAGCATGTCGAATTCGTTATTAAAAAGAAAAGTATCAATTATCATAGGTCTTCCTAACCAATATCTTATCACGTCAGGATGGTAGAGATTGTTCCATGGTTTGCGATTGCCGCTGCAAAAAAGTATGGCTGCTTCACCATTGGTGCGTTGCCGCCTGAATCTATCTGTGCGTATGGTACTATCTATGACATCTTGTATGATGCCATGTGATTTGCTCGCTGCCACAAACGCTTGCTCTACTCCTACGCGATCGTGCCCTGGCGCATTGTTGTAGACTTCTATCCAGTGTTCAAATGGTTTGCTGCAAAATCGTTCCCAGATGTCACTGTGGTCGCCTTCCCAGTACATGATGGCAGAACAACTGATGTCACCACGCCAGGGATCGTTGCTCATCAAGAAACTGTGTCCGCGGCATTGCTCGATGAGATCAGCAAAATCGTCCACGATCAGCATGTCGAGATCGATGAACAGAGTACGACCAGTGAATCCGTGCTCTGCTCTGTGTATCTGTATTTTCTGCCATGACTTCCAGCAGTGTTTGCGATCGCCGATGATGTCGATCAAGGGTCGGGTCTCGCAGAATTCCAGTTCAGCATCTGTCACACACACAAAACGGAACGGCACAGAGAGATGCTGTGTGATAGCATTGAGCATACGGCGCACTACATCTGGTGTCCATCCTGCCGACTCATTGACCTTGAGCAGGGTCACGATAGTCACTGCATCATCAGAACTGGTAGATGATCTGGTAATGGTCATAGACAGGCAGGATGTTTTTCGATTCCAGGTACTCCACGATGCAACGACCCTTTCCAGTCCTTCGACCGTCGTTGGCAAAACGAGCATTGTCATCGATGGCTACCACTGTGCCCGGGCGCAGGAAGGGCTCAATGGTCTGGAATTCTCTGAGATGGTGCTCAGCGCTGGGAGTGTCATCTTGCCATTTGACATCATAACTGTCAAGATAAAAAAGATCTATCTGATCGAGATCTGGTTGTTGCTGGAGCCAGGCCACACTGTCGCTGCAAAATACCGAAAATCGATCGCAGGAGATATGCTGCCGGGCTCGCTCACAGGCATCTGGGTTGATATCCACACTGCGCACCCATCCGCCGGCGATGTCCACAAAAGATGAAAACAACACCGCGCTTTGGCCGTCTTTCCAGTTTCCAGGATCTCTGCAGGTACCAGTCTCGATGATATGATATTCCGATCGCGGATTTTTTAACAGGAGGTCAAACATCAGTCGGAATCCATCGATGCGTTGGCCTAATCCGGGCCGCAGTCCTCGTTTGGCAGCATGCTTGTCTGCTGGTATTCGTTCGGCCAACAAGGGCGCAAACTGTTCCTGATACACACTGCGCCAAGTCATCGTGGATCCTGCGGTTTGGTCACTATCCAGCATCGCCCACTCTTGGACACACGAACTTCCAGTGGACGGAAAAAATCTTCTACTGCTCGGCACACTTCTGGCCAGCCTTTGGTATAGTCGTCCCCGCCAAAGTGCCGGCCTGGTCGGACCTTGGGCCACCATGCTCGGAGATCTTGCATCACGGCATCGTAGGTGTGTCCAGCATCAACATAGCAAAAATCCACTGAACCGTCGACGAAGCGGTCAGCTGCCTGCCAACTCTGAGATTTTATCACAGTGATCTGATCACGTATGGGTGAGATATTCTTGTGGAAATCTTGCTCCAGTGTCTGTAATTCTTGCCATCCTTGATGTTCCACTCCGCCGTCCCAGGTATCCACGCAGAAAAAAGGTCCCAGTTTGCCGCGGTTGATGAGTTCTACCACACAATAAGCCGCGCTGCGACCCATCCAAGAGCCCAATTCTACCCAGGTGCCGCCCGAAGGAAATCTTTCTATGGCGAGATCCAGCATGATGGTATTTCGATGGCTCATGAAGCCTTCTACATCTTGATAAAAATGTTCCATGATTTGATATTTACCATAATCTGCGCCTATAAATATTTCCATGAAAACCATCGTTCTTGTTACCGGGGGGTTCGATCCCATCCACAGCGGACACATAGCATATTTCAAAGCAGCACGAACACTGGGCGACATGTTAATTGTCGGCCTCAATAGTGACGAATGGCTTGAGCGTAAAAAAGGTCGTGCGTTCATGCCATGGAATGAACGGCTATGCATAATCAACAACCTTGCCATGATAGACGAGGTTTATACCTTTGACGACGAGGACGGATCTGCACGGCAGTTCATACATCAGGTCCGGGCACATTATCCCGATGCACGACTGGTGTTTGCCAACGGCGGAGATCGCACAGATAAAAATATACCCGAGATGGATGTGGGTGATCCCAACATCACATTCGAATTTGGAGTGGGCGGATCTAACAAAGCCAATTCCAGTTCTTGGATATTGGAGGAGTGGAAGGCACCGCGCACCCGCAGGACCTGGGGATACTATCGTGTGCTGTATGAATCTCCAGGAGTGAAAGTCAAAGAACTCACAGTGGATCCGGGTGCGTCGTTGAGCATGCAGAGGCATCAAGATCGACGAGAATTCTGGTTGGTCAGTTCCGGAGAAGCCACGGTATACAGCCTCAACAGATCCACCGATGCAGAGTTACTGGGCCGCTACAGTTGCCACCAATATCTACACATCGGCCTGCACGAATGGCATCAGTTAGTGAACGAAGATCCCAATCCTCTCAAGATCGTGGAGATACAGTACGGAGATCGCTGCGAGGAAGAGGATATAGAAAGAAAGTTTTTGGGATGAAACCCATTCCTGTATTCGTGGGCTATGATCCCAGAGAAGCCATAGCCTATCATGTGTGTACCAACAGTATCATTCGCAATGCCTCGGCACCAGTGGCCATCATACCCGTGGCCTTGAACCTGTTCCAGGACTATGAAGAAACACATGGCGACAACTCAAATCATTTCGTTTACACACGTTTCTTGGTACCACATCTCATGGGATTTTCGGGCCGTGCTATATTCATCGACGGTGACATGATCGTGCGCGGAGACATAGTGGAACTCTACGACAGTTTTGTCCTAGGCAATGACGTGGCCGTGGTCAAGCATGATTACAAAACACGAATGCCGGTGAAATACATGGGCGCTCCCAACGAAGACTATCCGCGCAAAAACTGGAGCTCGGTGATAGTCTGGGATTGCCAAACCTACACCAATCGCAAACTGACACCGGAATTCGTGCAATCGCAGCCTGGCAGTTTCTTGCATAGATTTAGTTGGATCCCGGAGGATCGTATCCAGGAATTGCCCGCAGAATGGAACTGGTTACCCGACGAGTACGGTGCCAATGCCGATGCCAAACTCTTGCACTACACTCTGGGTACACCCTGTTTCCATGAGTTCGCCGACACTCCGCAAGGGGATCTCTGGCACCGAGAGCGCATACTCACAGAGTACTGTCAGCAGAGCGGCATCAGATGAAGAAAAAACATCTCGGTGGACACATGAATATCACAAATTTAGATGCTCCTGTGTTTGAATTCCTGGTAAGCAATTACCATATCACAAGCATGGTCGATATTGGCTGTGGCCCGGGAGGTATGAAATCGATGGCAGAAAATTTCAAGGTTGACTGGTTCGGTATTGACGGAGACGAATCCATAATTTTCCACAGTGATAACACTCGTTGTCATGATTTTTCCACTGGAATTCTTGATCTGGATCTGACTTTTGATCTGGCATGGTCGGTAGAATTTTTAGAGCATGTGCAAGAAAAATTTATTCCAAACTTCATGCCGCTATTTTCCAAATCAAAATATGTCTTGATCACAGCAGCGTTGCCTGGTGCGCCCGGACATCATCATGTGAACTGCCAGACAAATGATTATTGGATAGAAATTTTTTCAAGCCATGGATTTCGATATCAGGAACAACAGACATTGCATCTGAGATCTATCAGCGAAATGAGAAAAGAGTTTTTTAAAAAAAGCGGGATGTTTTTTATTAAGGATAATTCTTAATGACTGATTGGATTTTCCTCAGCAAGGGTGGAGCCGATCAATATATCAATCAATTTGCCGCTGGTAGTGGAGGCTGTGTTACCAACACGGATAATTTTGAATATGAATTCAGTGATCGACCCATCGTGCTGAGAGGCATCCTAAAACACAAAATCATGCAGCGTTGTTGGCAAGATCATAGAGATTTTTACTACATGGACACAGGGTATTTTGGTAACGGTGTCAATAAACTCTACCATCGTATAGTGAAAAATGACCTACAACACGGAGATATCCGACCTAGGTCCGCTGATCGATGGAATTCTTTGCGCATCTCTTTGCCCAAGAAATCAAGGAAAGGACGACGCATAATCGTGGCGGCACCAGATGAAAAACCTTGTAGATTCTACGGCATCGATCAGCAGACCTGGATACGAGATACTGTCGCCGAACTGCAGAAACACACTGATCGGCCCATAGTGGTACGTGAACGTGCGTCACGACGTATCGATCGTGTGCAGCATGATCCTCTGCGTGCAGTGTTACAGGACGACGTGCATGCCTTGGTTACGTTTAACAGCAATGCAGCCGTAGAAAGCATACTGGAGGGAGTACCGGTGTTTGTCACAGCGCCCACACATGCAGCCGCTGCCGTGGGCAATAGAGATCTTTCTCAAATTGAAAATCCCGCATGGCCTGATCAAGATAAATTATACGCATGGGCCTGCCATCTGGCCTATGGCCAGTTTCATGTTAATGAGTTGAAAAATGGCACAGCCTATAGGATATTGAATGAAGATAATTGTTAGTCTAGCCAGCGGAGCCAACAACATTGAACGGGATGTCATGCGCAAGTTCTACTGTGGCATACTGAGGTACTATGCTAGAACCACTGGTCTACCACTGCGAGGAGAGAAAAAAACCATCGATTGGGCTCTGGGTAAACAGTACGGTATTGATCTCAGACTCAGTTACGACATCGACCCGGGCTCGTGCGATATCGCTGTACAGTTTGGTGCAGCCAAACCTCGAGATCAAGAACATCATGTGGTCAGACAAAATCTAGCCAAAGGTGCTACTCATCTCATACACATAGAGACACCTTTGCTGGGACGTCGCATAGTGCAACGCAATCAACACGAGTACTACCGCATCGGAGTGGATGGATTTCTCAATGGATCGGCACGATTCCATCCTGAAGACACGCCTTTAGATCCTGATCGGTTGGATCAAATGCAGAACGATCTTGGTGTACAATTTATCGGATGGAAAAATCATCAGCACGGTTCTGTGCTAATCCTCACCCAACTCATTGGCGACGCCAGTCTCAGAGGACAAAATCACAGTGAGTGGGTCAGCGATACAATCAAGGCCATACGATCTATCACTGATAGGCCCATCGTGGTACGCACGCATCCTTCTATGTCTGCCAAGGCTCGCCAGGAATTTTTTTCAGGGCTAGATTCGCTGATCATGTCTAATCCAGCGAATCTTACCTGGAGTGATGGATCACAGGTACCTCTAGCCCACGATCTTGATCAAGCCGGCATCTGCGTGACTTACAGCAGTGGCAGCACCATAGACGCTGTATTGGCCGGTGTGCCCTGCATTACCATGGATCAGGGCAATCTTGCCTATCCTGTATCGGAATGGGATATTCAAAATATCGCCGCACCTTATACGGCCAAAAATAAAGAGATACGAGATTGGCTGCTGAGGCTGGCCTATAGCCAATGGAATCTAGAGGAAATTGCGCAAGGGCGTGCGTGGCAACATGTGATAGACATCCTGCAGGAACAGAACATAGATTTGACCAGATCATGAAAGTGATAAGTTATCTGGCTACACTGCCGCAAAAACTTTTATCTACGCAGAGATCTGATGCACCAAAAATACAGACTTTGCAGAAATTTGTGCAAGGTGTGTGCGTGGTTGGTGATCAAGGCATAGTGTCTGCTGACATGCAATACCAGGATTGCGATGTGGCTGTGATGTTGGGTTGGGTGCATGAACATGGAAAATCTGCTCCGCATCTACAGTTTCGACAAGATCTACTGACTAGACAACAGCAACGCGGTGGTCGTGTGGTCATTGCCGACAGCAACTTATTTTTGTATGCCAATCTCGACAACCCTCACCGGATCACACGCTACAGTTTTGACGGAGTGTTCCCTGACACCGGTGAATACTGCGACACCGAGCCAGATCCCAGACGGTGGCAACAGATAAAACAGACCATGAGCGTCGATCTCAGATCCTGGCGCGATCAAGGAAATCATATACTGATGTGCCTACAACGCGACGGAGGATGGAGCATGGCTGGATTCAGCGTGGTAGACTGGGCATTGATCACTGCCAAACAGATCCGTCAACACAGCAATCGACCCATCAGGATCCGTCCTCATCCTGGTGACAAGAAAGCCGGCAGATACTGTCGAGACATCCTAGAATTATTTGCGAAACATGGTATTCAAAATGTGTCATTGAGTGACAGCAACACTGCCCTGACCAGAGATTTTAAACATTGCTGGGCCATGGTATGCCACAACAGCAGCCCCGGTGTAGCAGCTGCTATCGAAGGCATACCAGTGTTTGTGACCGATCCGATGCGTAGCCAGGCACGAGAGGTGGCCAATACTGACATTGCCATGATAGAAAATCCGCTGCTACCGGATCGAGATGCATGGATACAGCGCATCAGCCAGTTTCACTGGAGTTATGCAGATCTCGAATCGGGTGCTTGCTGGCAACACATGAGGAAATGGGTACGATGAACATAGATGTGATAACCAGTTTCAACCAAAAATATTTTGATATAATTGGTAACCGATGTGTATCTACTTGGTTGAAACATTGGCCTCGTGACATGATACTGACCTGTTATGTGGAGAACATGCGCATCCCTAATCTTACTCGCACGCGCCAAATTGAGTTTGACCAGTTGGGATCACATTATCGAGATTTCCAAGCTGCGCCGGTCAAAGGTCGTGTGCATACCTTTGCCAAAAAAGCGTTTTCGGTGATCCATGCTATGCACCACAGCAGCGCAGATCGAATCGTTTGGCTGGATGCAGATGTGCTGACTCTCCGTGCAGTTGATCGAGTCTTGTTAGAACATATCATGCCCGATGATGTTGTGAGCACTCACATGGGTGTGACCTATAGTGCAGATGGGCGAGGCCGGCCTGGCTCATGGTTGGTGCCCGAGACCGGTGTGTTTGTGCTTAACACGCGACATGAAAGATTTTGTGCTTTCCGTGATGAGTACACCAGACGATATCAAGATCAAGATTTCGTAGGCCTTAGACGCAGTTACGACAATGATGTATATGGTGCAGTGATCACCAAACTGGACATTCCATCACTTGATCTCTGTGCCGATCTCAAAAAACCCTATAAAACTCCTCTCAAACACACTGTGTTAGGAGAGTATCTACATCACTACAAAGCCAAACACAGCAAAGATCACTTTGCTGCCACAGCAGACCAGTAACTCTCATTGCGTGCCACGATGAGATCTCGTGTGTCGCTGTGACCTGCGTCTTTCCTGCGTCCTTTGAGATGATCTAGATATGCTCCCCATGGAGTGTTGATCAAAGGGTGCCCTTCACCTTGTTTTGAGAATCCTTCGGTCCAGTTGAGTTGGCGCCATGCAGGAAACTGCTGCTGCACACGTTCTCTGACTCGATCAAACACCCAGCAGTCATTCCACTCAGACATCTCAAAGATCGAGCCATCATCATAGGCTGCCTGGAATTGTTCTACGAAACTCTGCGTGGCTTGATAACGTATGTTCAAGGCATAAAGTCCGCATTCAGTAAATTTCTTAGCACGTCCCAAGAAAGCGATACCGTAGGCATCGGGTATCTGGCTGGCAATGAAATCTTCAGTGATGGGGCTATGACATACCATGTCGGCATCCATCCATAGCATCACTTCCCCGGCATGATTGCGGGCATGATGGCATACCGCGTAGACTTTATGGCTGAATCTGATAGCGTCCCAGCGGAATCCAATACCGGGCTGTTTGCCTTTCTTGTCTGCTGGACCCATGGCCACTTGACCTCTTGCCTTGGGATCGTTGCCCCATCGTTGCTTGAATGCAACCAACTCTGGAACAGTGTTATGGAAATCCAGCACATGCAAGCGTGGATGTTGTTGTTGGATCTCACAATCTTCGGCATAGACCCAAAGGTGTATGCTATGGGGCCAGTTTTTTAGAAAAGTGTCGATCATGCGGCTTCCGTACCTATCATATCCGCTTTGATTGAATGTAGTGACCACAGAGAATGTCCTGCTCATGATTGTCCTTATAATAATTACTGTATGGGATATTTAACACGATGAGATTTGGTCTTTTCCATAATTTTGGAGCCAAAAATAGCCAGCCAGTATTTGACAGTTTCCGCAAAGGATTGAACGCGCTGGGTTTTTTTCATGAGTCGCATGACATGACCGCGGATGTGGCAGTGATCTGGAGCGTGCTCTGGTCCGGCACCATGCGTCACAATCGTGATGTATGGTCGCACTTCCGGCAGCAAAACAAACCTGTGATAGTGATTGAAGTAGGCATGCTGCAGAGAGGGCATACCTGGAAAATGGGTGTGAATGGCACTGGATCATATGCTTACCACGGACAGGGCCTGGATCTATCGCGTCCCACAAAACTGGGCCTGTCGCTGCAGCCATGGCGATCCACAGGAGATCGTATCGTGGTCTGCGCTCAACGCACAGAAAGTCTGCAATGGCAAAATCAACCTTGTGCAGAACAATGGTTATCAGATGTCAGGAACAGATTGAGATTATACACCCAGAGACCTTTGGTTCTGCGTACACATCCTCGACAAAAGATCACTCCCCCGTCGGGATATATTCTGGAATCGCCACGGCCTGTGACCGGTACCTATGATGATTTTGACTTTGCAAAAAGTCTCTCAGATACCTGGGCAGTGATCAATCACAACAGTGGACCCGGTTGCCAGGCTGTGATCTCGGGAGTACCCGCATTCGTAGATGCCAGTAGCCTGGCAGCCTCTGTGGGCAACCTTGACCTGTCACAGATCGAATCTCCCGTGATGCCTGATCGAGGATCGTGGTTCATACGGCTATGTCACACTGAATGGACTGTGCAGGAGATAGCCACCGGGTGGCCCATACAACGATTACTTCCGGGGCTGCAAGCGATCTAGATCTGCGTCAACCATGTCTCGCACCATCTGTTCAAATGTGGTCTGAGGTTTCCATCCCAACAGTTCGCGAGCACGGCTGCTATCTCCACAGAGACTGTGTAGTTCTGCTGGTCTCTTGAATCTGGGGTCGCTTTTGATATATCGTTCCCAATCCTCGATACCTGCATGGCGGAACGCAGTATCCAACAACTCGCGGATGGTGTGCTGTTCTCCGGTAGAGATCACATAGTCTTGGGCCTCTGGCTGCTGCAGGATCATCCACATGGCTTCTACAAAATCTCCCGCAAATCCCCAGTCTCGTCGGGCGTCAAGATTGCCCAAGGTGATACTGTCGGCCAGCCCTAGTTTGATCCGTGCCACACCATCGGTCACTTTGCGTGTGACAAATTCTCGGCCTCTCAGAGGCGACTCGTGATTGAAAAGTATTCCAGAACAGGCATAGAGACTGTAACTCTCACGGAAGTTCACCGTGATCCAATGTGCATACAGTTTGCTCACTCCGTAAGGACTGCGGGGATGGAACGGGGTATTTTCGTTCTGTTGGCCTCCGGTGCTGTTGCCATACATTTCCGAGGTACTGGCCTGATAAAAACGAGTTTCGGCAGAGTGCTGTTTGATAGCATTTAGTATGTTCAACGGCCCCATGGCATTGACTTCGGTGGTCAATTTATTGAGATCCCATGAAATGCCCACAAAACTTTGAGCGGCCAGATTGTAAAACTCTCGAGGACGGATGGTCTTCATGAGATGGTTCATGCAACCATCATCTGTGATATCTCCGGTTATGAGTTCGACATCATTCTCGATGCCCAGCCATCGGAGGTTGTCAAGATTGGGATTGCTGTATCTCTTGACCAATCCATAAACGTGATAGCCTTTTTCCAGCAGTAATTTTGCCAGATAAGGTCCGTCTTGTCCGGTCATGCCTGTGACAAAAGCAGTGGGTTTCATGTTGTCTCCTGTTTAGTCTATGTATCAAGACCGGCAGGTTGCTCAAAGATTTTACTGCTGCGCCAGACTGGTAAGGCTACGATCCACCCAGGGCAATACCAAATCTCTTTGCCGCAGATACCCGTGGCGCTGCACGCTCTGCGCTGCAGATTCTGGCAGGAGACCTAGATCGCATAGATCATACCATCGAGTGGTCTGCGGATCCAGCGGTGCGTGATCGCTCTTGTAGACCACGGCATGGAGCCATGGATCACCAGGATCTTTTTTGAAGAACCCACCAGCACAGTCCCATCCAGATACAGCCAGCACGTGTATGAGACTGACCATGGTCCAGTTCCAATAACAACCATCCAGTTGATCGAACGCCTGCACACGACCTTCAAGGTTGGTGGTCTGGGGCAAGATCAGTACCATCATGGCACCTTTTTCTGCTACCTGCCACCAGTTTTTCAATGTGGCGAAAGGATCTATCACATATTGGAAAGCATCGTGACACCATATGATATCGAATTTTTTCTTTCCTACCAGCAAAGGCTGTGTAAAATCCTGCGGATGATAACTGATATTACGATGACGCTGCGCAGCACTGATCTCAGACAAACGATCGATACCGAGACACTTGATATTGAGAGGTCGAGGTGTTTCATCTCGAGTAGTACGTGAGGCCCACCACTCGAGATCTCGACCTCGGCCGCAACCCATGTCTATCAGAGTCTTGATACTGCCCATGAAATCGTCAAATTGATACAGAGTTTCCAGGGTCTGGAGACTGTGTGCATGGCTCTCGTCATCGTTGGTAAAAGGTCTATATGGTTTTGACACGCTGTATTATCTCCGGCCAATGTGACATCCTGGCATTTTTAAACTCAAGCAGTCGAGCATTATTTCGTTCTAGTCTAGGAAATATCTGTTGATAGAATCGATCAATTCCTGCTGTATGTATCCCGTCGATGGCATGGTCCAAGGTATCTAACATGTCTGCAAGTCGCAGCCCTGGATCCTGTATGGTATCGTATGCATGTTCCAGCAGGAGATCGTCAAACACATCAAAGCCCAAGGATCTCACATCTGCTACCAACCCTGGAACTGACCACCATATGGGAATCTGATGCCAGGCAAAGCACTTGAAAGTTTTTTCAGTGATGAATCTTGTGCGCCAACTAATTTCAGTGCAGGGCTCCTGATTGCTGGTTTCTGACACAAGATTGATCATGCATCGGAATATGTCATGGTTCTGGGCACGGTGCTGCTGTTCTCCTGGCACAGGGCCGTCGAGCAGTACCGGTATAGTGGTTTGTGCGATGGGATCATATCCTGTGTAGTCAATCATGGATGCATAACTCACAGTGTAAGTGTCTGTACCGTGACGTTGTCTCAGTTCGCGGAAGAGATTCGCTCTTTGTGTGCTACGTCTGCGCATGAGACAAACAAACGCTCGATCTCTCGTGATGTGTTTCCAGTCTATTCCCAGACCTAGCACATGGCTAAACCAGCCAGCATGATCGATCATCTGCCAGGGCCAGGAAACCGATTTTATATGAGATGGAGGATCGTCGAACACATTGTTCAAGAAGATCGCGCGGGCAGGATCAAACCAGGCTTCTTGTGCCAGGCTTTGTGTCACTGCCCGGAACTCTTCGGGGCCGTGACCTTCGAAAAGGCTGTCGAATATCACACGGCGATGAGATAAATCCTCCAGACGTAGCATACCTGCCGTCACGACGTGGTCAAATTGAGATTTCACCGTTCCGGCACGTATTTCTTCTATGTTAAAAAACGCCAGCTTGCAGCGTACTAACCCATGCCAACGATCAATCACCGAGGTCAGACCTGTACGTCTTCCATTCCTGCAGTACGTAGGCGCACGATGTGTCCGCTCATCCAACTCTTGGAGTCCAGACCTTTCATGATACCTAACCAACGATTACGCAACAAGGCCACTTCGTTGATTATGGTCTCAAAATCGATCACTTCGTCTTCGCCGTCTACATATTTTTCAGCATCGCGTGCTGTGAGCGCTCGGGCATAGTTTTCCAGATATTTCTGGAAATGCCTGCGGCGTATCTTCCTGAGTTGGAGATTGAGATAATTTAACACAGCTTCGATTTCCTGCAACTGATTAAATCTATGTTCGGTGATGCCCGGCAACTCTTTGATGTTGACTTCTACATAACCGCCAATACGACATTCGCGCTTGGCTTGCTCAAGCTCGTGTTCGTAGTGGGCTATAAAATCCGGAATAGTGCCCAGGTCAGAGATGACACGGTTATACCACATGATCAGTAATCGTCGCGATCAGTGTCTTCGTCATAGTCCTCTAGTTCTTCTTCGTCGGTGTCATCGAGATAAGTCTGTAAGGCACGCTTAACGTCGTTATCGCCTTTGAAGGCTGCACGTATGCCTTCTGCATCATAGTCGTTGTCGATCAACACATTGACCAAGGCATCTGCTGCCTCGGATCGGTCGGGAGCACTCAAAAAACGACGGAGTTCCGTCCATAAATCATAGGCTACATCAAGAGACATCTTTATTCCCCCTGAGGTTGGGTGTCGGAAGTACTTACCTCAGTCTTCTGATTTTGGAAATCTGCCATGACCTTGTCCAGGCATCCATCTTCGTTTGATTCCCAGGCCTTGCGGAACTGTTTGATGATTTCGCCATCTGCGGTGGTAAATGCCAGGCGGTTGCCATCTTTCTTCAATAGACCTTTCTTTTCAGCCAAGTCAACCAGACCAGAATAAGGACTCATACCTGTGGAATACGGAATCTTGACTTGCACACCCTCAAAGGGTTTGGCATATCGAGTTTTCATTACTTTACAGGCTGATCGAATGCCCATGACATCTGAGATCTTGTTGCCGTCCTCGTCTTCCTTGAGCTTGAGTTTCTTCATGGCCACAACGATAGAACTGGCATAGATGAAGCCTTGTCCGCCTGAGATCTTGTCGTCGGGGTCAAACATGTCCTGGCTGGCATAGGTATGATTGGTACACACCATGCCCACACCGTAGGCTCCAAACATGTTCACACAGTTACGAACCAATGCAGTCAAACTCTTGGCCTTGCGACCCAAATCACCTTTCATGTCGCCGGCTTCAAACTGGTTCACATCTGTGGGTGTAAGCAACATGCCTACTGAATCGATCACGAACAGCACTTTGGGGCGCTCGCCATCGGGCAGAGCCTTGTATTCTGCCATGAACGTAGAGATAGTTTTGGCCACATCATCTACCATGGCCATGCTCAGTTTCAGTAGTTTTGATTCATCTGTGCTTACGCCCAGAGCATGCAACCAAGTTTCGTCCAAGGCATTTTCTGTGTCGATCAATACAACAAAGATTCCTTGTTCCTGGGCATGTTTTACAATGTTACCGGAACAGATATACGACTTGCCGGCACCGGATTCGCCAGCGAACACTGTGACTTTGCCAAGAGGAATTCCTCGACTAAAGTCGCCAGAAATTAGATAGTTCAAAGCATAGTTGCCTGTGGAGATCCAGTCGGTGGGATCGTTGAAACCGATTGAAAGTCCATCGATTGATTTGGTAATTTCTTTTCGGAATTTACTTACGTCGAAAGGTTTAGCCATGTATCACCTATTAAATTGAAACCATGGGAGACGGATGCTCCCATGGTGCTCCTTATATATTACTGTTTGTTCTGACGAGCACGGATCATGGCCAGGATGTCTTGCGCATTCTGGCCACCGGGAGCAGCAGGTTTGGCCACAGGGGCAGTGGCCACTGGAGCATCCTCTTCGTCGAAACTGGAGGCAGCAGGTGCTGCCTTGGCTACAGGGGTGACCGACACCGGTGCTGCCTCCTCATCTACAACGGGCGCCGATGAAGATGAAGCAGATGGAGCCGCTACGCCGGCCGGTCGAAAATATTGACCCCAACGATCGGGATCATAAGGTTTGCCGTCCACAGAAGCCTCGAACATCTCTTTCATCACACGGAGTTCGACTTCAGTGGGTTTCTTGGGCAGGAATTCAGCCAGGGTAAACAGACCATGTTGGGCCAGGGCCGCTTGTTCCTGCTCAGTCAAGGCTGTTTCTTTCCGACTCCATTTGGAGGTGCTGTAGTCAGCATAGCCACCCTTGGAGGTCTTAGTGATACGGAAGTCCAGGCCACGCATGAGATCGGTTGGCAGTTCTTCCAGTTCGGGATCCATCAGGGCTGATTTGATCAGGGTAAAGATCTGCGGACCAATGATGAATCTACGGATGGGATTTTCCGGAGTGCGATCTTCGGTAAGAGGGTTCTCACGCACAAAACCCTGCATGATGTATGAACGCTTTTTCCAGTACTTACGGCCCATATCTTCCAGGCTCTTGTCCTTGAACCATGTGCGAACTTCGGCCAAGATCGGGCAGGCCTCGCCCCACATTTCTACGCAGGGCACTTGCACCTGTACCTGTTTGGAATCCATTTCGCCCTTGACGCCTGCGAATGGCAGTTTGATCATAGCGCGTTCGGCCCAGAAGAATGTGTTTTTTGCATCGCCATCGGGCAAGAAACGCAGCGTGGCTGAGTGCCCTTCGTCCATGTTCCAGTGGGGGTAGATTGCGTTGTCGCCGCCAGTTTGATTGTTGCCGCCTTTGTTCGACTCAGCGGCTTGGAGTCGAGCGCGGATTTCTGCTAAAGATGCCATAGTATGATTGTCCTTTCGTTGCCTATGTTTACTACTTGCCTAGTGTACTACTTGCCTGTTGTGTACACTCATTGCTGAGTATACACGATATTATTTAGCAGAGTCAACAAACTCTGCGGATTTTTTTATCTAGATTTTGCCAATTCCAAAAGACGTCCTAGATGTCGCTCTATGCTTTCGCTGCTCATATTGCTGGGACGTGTCATCATCACGCCATCCACATCTAGGTCCTCGCCTACACCTACTTCTGTGCCCACGGCCGAGTCTGGCTCTGGTTGGAAATCAATATCCAGTCCTAACTCTGCCAATCTGGCCTGCACCAAAGGTCTGGCATCGGCGTTGGGATCCTGTTGTGCCAACTTGGATAGGTCATCAAACAATTGGTCATCGCCCACGAGATCGTACAGTTGTTCGGTGGCATTGGTAGCATCGGCACCCACGGGCAAAGGACGTGACATCAGTTCCTGCAGTTGGCGCATCTCGCGTGGATCATCGGGCAGAGCCCAGGTTCCTTCTACCAAATCATCCGCCCATTGTTCGAACATCTCAGACTCTGCAGCAGAAGATCGGTCTGAGATCGCGCTGGCTGCTGCACCCGCGGCTATGCGTGCCAAGATAGGCAAGGCCTCTTCGATGCGCTGATCCAGACTCTGCTCCAGGAACATGTCTCGGATGCTTTCTGCTGTGACTTCGCTGTCTGTGAACGCAGCAGGGTCAAAATTCTCTCGCTCTTCATGATAACCTCGCTGGCTGATCATGCGTTTGGCTTTGGCTTTGAGATCCTGGTAGTGGCGTATGGCCGATTCAACCAGACTCTGTGTGTCATTATCGTATTGTTTGTTCCGGGCCGCACGCACGAAACGTGCTAAGGTGCTCATCTCTGCTACCATCTGCGTGATATGTTGCCCGAACGCATCATAAGGTGTGCCACCTTCAGCACAGTGGCGGGCCATGGCTTTGCCGGCCATGAGATTCTTGAAAGGCAGAGGAAATCTAGCGCCTTCATCGGTTTCAACAAACAATCGATCTATGTGTCGAAAACGTGCATCACCTTCGCCCAGAGTACGATCATGTTTGATCACCAGTTTGGTCTTTTTGGGCTGGTCGCTGTAGGAAACTTTGCGTGTGCCGTAGTAGCCCTCAAACAGGCCTTCTCGGATAGCGGCCATGCCTTGCATGGTGTACTTGAGACGATTGAGGTTTTGCGGACGGAACGTCAGTAGATTGCTGGTGGCAAATTTCTTGATCTGATTAAGGAACTCATACCATTCTCGACGATCGTCGCTCTCCATGGCCCGGCCGAGGTTATCGCCAAAATACATCTCCAGTTCGTTGTCTGAATTGATCAGTAGCACCACTGTGCCGTAGTTTTTGTCCTGGGTTTTCCAATCAAAACTGAAAAGTTCTGCTTCGGCAGGATCCATCACGGCCTTGCCCTTGCTGTCCAGTATTTCTGGATCAAAATCACGGGTGACCAGGAGATTGTACAAGGAGTTAGCGGCGGTGTTTTCCATATCTTTTATTTAGCCGAGGGTCATTACAAACGGCAATGGCTCGATGATGCTTTCGTTGTGATCTCGCATGTGCGTGTCTAGTTCGGCATGATAACTCTGCAGGATCTGCAGCATCCGTACCACCAATATAGTGGCCATCACGAGATCGTCTGTTTCTCCGATCTTGGCTGCATAACTGATACCTGATGCCACGAAAGATTTCAGTTCAGTGACGAGATTTGGGCTGTTGATGCGCATCTTGCCAGTTTCCACGAGATTTTTGAGCTTGGCGCAGGCAGCGAGTTTGGGTTTGTGCGTGGTATTGAA